AAAAGCCATTGAATATTCCTCCTTAAATTTTATTAATAATCAACAAATAAAAAACCTATGCCAACATTATAGCACAGGTCAAATAGTTTTGGTAGTTAATAATTTTATTTTAGGAATTAATCCTCCAATAATCCAAGATCAATAATTTTATCATCTGTAATAATTTCTGGTGTACCATTACTATCCACTGAGCATTCGAACCATTTGTCTTTTACATTGTCTGTTGTGAGGACTGTAAAGGCATCGCCATTTTCATTTTGTAGGATTGTATGATAGACGGAATTTGAAGGATTATAGGTGCTATTTGTGGCAAGTGCTATCATTGTGTAGGATGTATCGGAACCAGGTGTGATTGATGGATTTGCTGAAGTTGTTAGGATAGAGGATGTTAGGAGAGTTAAGGAAAGGGTTAGAATTGATATTAGTTTTTTCATGAGAGTGTACCTACTTTCTTTAATTCTTAATTATATTTTGGGTTAAGCAACTCGCCATGTTTGGATATTCTCTTTTCAATAATACTAGGAATTTTATCAATGTATTTTACAATATTTTCTTTCGCCAATTTAAAAATCTCTTTTTGATTGGCGCAAGGTGTACAAATTTCCAAGCCGGAAGTTACTTCGGCAATATAATAGAGTGATCCGCTTTTATAGATGTAAAATGTGAATTTTGCAAATTGTTCAAAATTTAGCATCCATAAAGGTTTTACATAGTATACACTATTCATATAAAATTGAGGGTAGGAAATTCCTTCGACTGGTTTTAATTTTTTCATTTATGTATTTTCCTCCTTTAAGTATTAGAATTAGTAGATATTGATATTGTAACATTTATGAATATTAGTTGTAAAGTATTTATTTTATATTTTGCTTCTATGGAGATAAGAAAAGAAAATTAATAAGAGAATATAACCAGAATTTCCGCACACTTGCCGGAAATTCTGCTCCGTTCCCTTGTTTGATGTATTTATAGGATTATTAGAATAAATCTAATAAAGAGTTGATAAATCCTATTTTGAGCTTGTCTCAAAATTGAAAGGCTGCTGCCAGCTATTGTTAGTTGATTGATTTTATAAATAATCGACCATAATTGAAGTCCCCATAATAACTATAGTATAAAGGGCATGTCAATTTTGGTCGATTTTATTTTTATTCTAATTCATCTAATAATTTGTCTAATATTTCATCCATATTCATATCAGCAATAACATCTAATTTGGTTTTCTTGACTGAATCTTTAATATTTGTGGCATTTATAAATATTAAACTATTTCCTAATTCAATATTATCATCTATATAATTTCCTTCAGCCCTTCTTTTAGTTCTTTTACCTTCTTTATCATTTTTCATTCTGCCAATGATTTTAGACTTTTCTTTTACTGCTTTTTCATGTCTATTTTCTGCATTTGTGATAGTTCTATCAATTACATCATTATTAATAAGATATTTACTATCTTTTTTCTCTTCCTCGGTTAATTCACATTTGCCATAAATATCATCTACTGCCTCTTTTATGTGTTTTTCATTAAATAATATCTTATACGACTTATAGTAGAACGCAATATTTAACTCTTTTAGAACTATATCATCTACTTTATTCTTAAATGTTTCCCACATACCAAACTTAATTACTTTTTGTTTACTATCACAGCCTAATTCATTCATTGTATCTTTTTCTATCTTTTTTATAAATGCTTTTTCCTTATCAGTCCCTTCTCTATAATTTAATTGTATTTCATCATCAGCACGATATTTATAGTCAATTTGCTCCTCATTGTATTGATCTATGTATTTTCTTTTTACTATTTCAGTGCCATCTTTTGTGACTTGTGCCATTGGTATTGCTTCAGCTACAGTTAACTCCTTATGCCATGATATAAGAGATTGATTCTCTAAACTATTTAATGCTTGTTGGAGATTTCTTTCTAACATATCATCGTTTAAATCATACCATTCTTCTACAGTTTCTTTGTTAATATTCATAAATTTAGATAATTTTAATATTCTGCGCTTGCAATATACATAATTATCATTAATCATATTAAATTCCTTGAATAATTGATTTTTGCTGAGGAATACTCTCCCAAATCCCTGCTTATTGTTTCCTCCTTGTACTAATAAATCTAATATTAAGTTTTCTATGTATTTAGTGTATTCCGTTACGTTGTTTGCTCCTCCTTTATTAAATATTCTATTATCAATTTTAGGTAATACTTCAAGGTATATTTCATCTATTATAAATTTATTTCCCTCTTTGTGATATTTAAAGTATCTATCCATTTCCTTATACTGTGCTTGTTTGCTGTTTGTGCTTGCTTTTACGGGTATCCCTAAGATAGCACAGAGTTCTTTATAGTTTTTAATAATTAAACCAACGTATAATTTAGATATATCCATTTTATTTTACTCCTTCTAGATTAATAAATTTTCTTTGTTTTGGATGTCTGATTATTACTTTGCCAGTGCTTCTTTCAATAATACGCATGTATTCTTCCATAATCATTTCTAGTATGATTGCATCATTACCCTCATATAATTGTAACCATTCATGATATATTATGTCTAGATTAGATTCTAAGGAATATTCGTTGCAATATTCAAGGATGTATTTTAGGTTTAGTATTTGTGGCTCTTGCTCTTTTTCTAATCCATTAGGGCCATGCCATAAGGATTATAGAGCATATCTAATATAGTTAATTCAAAGTCATTATATTTCATTTTTATATTACCTCTTTCATAATTTTATTTATATTTATTAGATGACTGAATGATAATAAATAGGATAAATATAGTTACGTGTTGTCAGTGCTATGTATTTGTACAATTTGTATAATTAGTATAGTTCGCTCAACTCCTTTCCTTAAATTTATTTTGTATAATTGGGTAAAATTAATTATAACATGATGGGATATAATATGTCAATAATTATTTTATGATTTGTTTGTGGTGTGATCGGGAATATGGGAATTGATAAGGATAATAGATAATTTTTAGGATTATTAGGATTTTAGGATTTGAGATTGTAGCAGAATGTGGATGATATGCGCTAGGATTGATTGTAAGAGGGTTTATGTGTTTAGGTGAAGGATTATAAGGGGAATAGAAAAGAGACTCGTTAGAGCCTCTAGGTTTAACACTCATGAATTGTTATACCAATTCTGTTATAGACAAAATGACAAAAAGAAAAGGACTTAAATTAATAAGTCCTTAAACAATCTGATATGATTTCCAATTATTGTCCCAAGGTTTAATTTCCTCCTGCAAAAAATCACGTTCGCTGTTATGGAAGATTAAGGGATTGTTTAGAATTACTTCTAAAGCTCGGAAACTACCTTTAAATTGCCCAAAGAATCTGATCATGGTCTGAGATATTATAAAGAATCTTTCTGCTATGAAGTCTCCTTCAGGTAGAGAAAATATTTGAGATCCTTTTATTTCGAATGTAGCCATAAATTTTCTAATTCCTCCTTTGTGTAATCATTATAATAATAATTTTGTTCCTCGTCAATGTAAGAATCGTTGCTGTTATATTCCCATGCTGTTATAGCGTATTTGTTATGAGTAGTACCACGTTTGATATAGGGTTTATAATGTCTGCTGGTGTAGGTGTATTCATATGGAATATAAGAAGTATTTGAATAAAATATACCATCATCTTCGATGAAATCTCCTATTAGGGAAAACCCATCTTTGTCTAGTATAGTAAATTTAGAATAAGTTTTTTCGTAGGGATAATTGTCTTTTAATTGATCTTGTGGCACTTGAGAAAGAATATCTTTAATGAATATTTGGGTATCAGATAAGTCATGTTTGTTTGGAATACTACAAAAGGATATAACTCCATTATGGGCTATACCTGTTGTTGTTATACAGGAAATGGCCTGCAAATCTTTTATTTTTTTAGATACAGGAAATGGATGGCAATTCTTGGAATTAATAGATCCTTGTGTAGCATAGCGAAAATGTATCACTAGGTCGCTGTTATAGAAGTTATCGGCTGTTATAGAGGTTATGGCATAATAGAATGATTCGAAATCCATGAAACCCTTGGCAATGGTGACATGGTGGCTGTTATGGTTGTTATACATAAATCCTGCTCCATGAGGATTTGAGTTAAAACATTTAGATAAGATTTGCTCTGATGGTAATTGTTGACATTTTGGTTTAACTACAATGATACACATAATAAATTCCTCCTATTAATTAATAATTATTACAAGTTCATGATAAATTAAAATATTAAAGTCATGAACAAAATATGCTTCGCTGTTATAGGGAATTTCAGAAAAAGTCCATGTACTATTTAGAGGTCGCTGTTATAATAGATTTAGGATAATGGGATTTAGAATAGGGAAATATTTTGAGCGAATTATGGGCCGTAATGACTAACAGGTATCTAGGCAAAGACTGGAATATGATCATATCTATATTAGTTTATTGGGTTAATTGTGGCATAAGATGATAAATTGTACTATTTTACCTATTAGTAATTGTAAGTTAATTAATGTTAGAATAATTCTAAGGTATATAGTAAAAAGAAAAGAGTAAATTTTATTTTACTCTTTTATGATATTTTATGCTGCAGGATTAATTATTTTACGAACGGCGCAGTATTCTTTAAGGTATGTATAGTTTGTGCTGGCTTCTATTAGTTCTGACAATCTAGACTGATATAAATCAGCTATGGAAATGTTAACAGAAGACTTTACAATAAGATCGACTAGTTCTAACGTTGCGTATAGTGTTTCTACTTTTAAAGTTCCTCTAAATAGTCTAAATTCGACTGTATTGGAATTCTGCAAGTTAATTGCCATATAACGTCCTGACATTTTACCTTCTTCTAATAATTCAGTCATATTTTTTTGTGAGTAACGTGAAGCCCATCTTGATAGTTGTGTTTCAGTTCTACGGGAGAATTGCACCATGTCCTCCCAGTTATTGTTTACTAAGAATAAAAGTTTTGCGATATTTTTTTCTTGTTCATCGAAGGAAAGTCCGAAAGCCTTTCTTGATACGTGGATATGCAATCCGCAAGTTATGGCATCGTGTGATTTAAAGTCGTGATTTTTTGCAGTATCCATAACTTCTGACCATGGAAAATGATTTAAATGATAATCTAAACTGCATGGATGTGTAACTATTTCTACTCCATCATCTAGACTACCATCTTCTTTAAGATAAAAAATGTCTTCGTCATCGGATAATTCATATAAGTCGTTAGCGTAGTCTTCTTTGTCATCACCTTTGTCTGTTTCAACTTCTAATCCATATTGGATTAAAGATTTTCCGTGAAATATTGCTTCTGGCTTGTAGCCGTAACCATGTATAACTTCGTTGTCTGGTTTGTTGTCCTCATAACATGATTCGCAATAAATGTTGTCTTCGCCATAAATTTCGTCACCTGAAATATAAATTCCACAGTCTTCGCAAATGTAATAGTTTTCTCTGCATGATTCGCAATATCCCGTATTATTTGAGTCAGTATAGATTGCATTGTCTTCAAAATAGTCTCCACAATCGTCGCATTTAGTTAGATATTTTCGTGTGCAGGAAGGACAAGCGAAATCAGTATTTCTGTATCTGTCTGTATATTCTTGCATGTCATTGTTTTCGTGGTATTCATCACAGAAGCCACAAAGGGTAAAAAGATCATCCTTGCATTCGTCGCAGTAAAATTGATCATCGATTTCGTTGGCGTCCGGTAATTCAACTTCACAATCACAATTGCAACATTTTACCGTTAGTTCTAAGTTTTCCATTTTTATTTCCTTCTTTCCTTTAATTAAATTTAATAAAAACTTAAAGGATTTATATCCTTTACAAAATATTCTACAAATGGAATACTTAGCAAAGCATACAATCAGAAGGTATTCTCTCAGTTCTAGAAAAATATGAAGTTATCAAAGAACGTTGTGTTAGCTTTCAGCAGGATATCCAGTCAATACCGGACAATCGCGTAGTCGCTTTCGGCGATAAGCCACGATGAAGAGTAAGGATGTTAAGTAAAATTGAATAGATTCCTACTAATAGTATACTAAAATATAGGGTTTTTGTCACGTTAATATAATTATTTATGGCCTTATATAGCGTGTATTTGTTAGGATTTTAGGATATTTACTATGAGTATTTATAATTGTATGTTGTTTGTTTGATTATGGTTAGATCGTAGGATATTGGGATTGTGTATTAATACAGATATAGTTTATGTATTACTGTATTATACTAGCAAAACTTATGCCAACGTGAAATAAGAGTTGATATAATGCGTTGAAGCAAGAAATAAAATGTATGGGTTAGGCGCACAGAAAGGGGCTTTTAAGCGGTTTGAGGATTTGAGGGTTATATTGGTATGTAGAATTTTATTTTGTGTCTTATACTAAAATTTTTCTACACGGTATCGGGTGTGTCGAGATTTTAGGGTATTTGGCATTAGAATTGATTAGAGATGTTTTAAGGTTTGATTGTTAGGTTTGTGATAAGTGTCAAGTATTTTTGCTTTACATTTGATTTTATATAGTTGGAATTGATGATGGTATATGTTTTATATATGTGATCATTGTGATCATGTAATAAAGTATTGGTAATATTATAATACTGTAATTGTTAGTTGGTATATAAACTATACTTAGTATAATATTTGTTGTTAGTATGAATATAATAGTTGGTATCTTTTGTATACTAGGTATGTTTTTGATACTGTAAAGTGTTCAAACATTTCGGCCATGTTATTACCCTCGACTATTTGGACGTTATAACGCACAACGCAATCAAGGCCCAATAATTTCCTCATTATCTCTACATTCATATCCATTTCAGCCGATCATAATCAATTCGACATTATCACTACCGAGTGCAGCCAATGCAAGGCCAGGATAAAATCCTATTCTATTTCATGCCACAAAACAGCCCTTCTAACCTCTTCAAACATCCCGACCCATACAATTCTACCCTCAATTTTCATCCAATGTTACACATTCCCATTGTGTAATATTCAGATAATTCAACAAATCGGCTTATAGCAAGGGTTTCAGGGTTCGCATCATATCCAGCCCATACTATTTTCAGTTTGTCATAGTCAAAGCTTATACCAAAAACCTGTGTTAACATTCCATTACATAAACCATGCCAACTATACCCATATACCCGGCGTACCTTTACAAACATTAACCGATATTATTCGACAGTATTCGACAGAGTACTTGTTTACACATCGAAATTTTAGAAATCGATTTCGAGATAAAAATTTGTAAACTTACCCCTCTAACTTAATTATTCCCCTTCGTACATTCATCGCAAAAACATAATCATCACAACAATTTCCAGCCCCAATAAATCCATTTTCCAAATCATAAAACTTCTCAAAAGTCAAATATATTTAACAAATAAATCATAATAATTTAATAAAATCTATCTATTTTTCTATAATAATAAATAAATCCTTAACATCATACAAACCCTAATCTACAACAATTTCTGGCACATTCCATTACATAAAATACCATCTTATGATCTATAAAATACACTCGAATATTAACCTCAAAATAACTATAAAAATCAATTTATTATAAATCATATCGAACAAATTATAAAAACAATAATCACAATAAATGCATCTATAAAAATCAAAATATCCATCTAATAAACCCTCCATAAAATCCTTATACAACAGCACTTACATCTATTATACTATATCCTTTCTATATAAGGGGGCGTATATTTAACAAACTTGACCGAATCAAATTTTGGGAGTAAACAACAATATAAATTACTAAAAATAAATTTTATAAATCTATAAATAAATATGTTGACATATATCTTGTAATTTGATATACTATATATAGATATAAAATAAATTATATCTATATAGATAAGGGGGAATATATTATGGATTAGGAAAATTTAAATTATCTTTTATGGTTAGAAAAATATTGAGTTAAAATAGAAAGGATTGATTGATAATTGGCATATGCAAAAATAAATGAATCTGTAAAAGTTGCTGATAGAGTAGGACAAATTGGAGTAAATAATTTTGGTAGCAAAATGATGATAATAAAATATAATAATACAAAAGATATTGACATATATTTTCCTGATACAAATTATACAGTTTACAATCGTGAATATAAAGATTTTATGAAAGGAATGGCAAATTCGTTATATGATAAAACAGTTTGTGGAGTTGGTTATTTGGGAGTAGGAAAATATAAAAGTGGTAGAAATTCTAAAACAACTAGTCAATATCGTTGTTGGACGAATATGTTGCATAGATGCTATGATGAAAAATTACATAAAAAACGTCCTACATACATAGGTTGCACTGTCTGTAATGAGTGGTTAAACTTTCAAAACTTTGGTCAATGGTATGATGAAAACTATTATGAAATAGATGGAGAAGAAATGCATTTAGACAAAGATATATTAATTAAAGGTAATAAAATTTATTCTCCAGAGACATGTGTATTCGTCCCTGTTAGAATTAATTCTTTGTTAAAAACACACAGACATAACAATATACTAGTAGGTGTATCCGCACATCATAGAAAATATAATGCAGTTTGTCGCGACAATGATTCAAGTATATATTTAGGAAGTTTTAATACACCCGAAGAAGCCTTTAATGCATATAAAGAATATAAAGAAAAATACATAAAACAGGTAGCATATGAATATAAAAATAATATTCCTCAGACATTATATGATGCTATGTGTAGATATGAAGTGGAAATTACTGATTAAAACAATAAAGGAGTAATAAAAATATATGAATAATACAAATAATTCTAATTCCAACAAACAAAACAATCTTAACCAATTCTCTAACTATAAATCACAACTAAAATCCATATCCAATGTCTATTCCATTGCTCAAGATTTTGATTACATCCTAAACAATATATTCTGTACATATTCCTTCTCAAAAGGTAAAACTAAATGGAAAAGTATATTGAGTATTTGATAGAGAATAGCAATAATTGATGAATTGGTGTTTAAATTGTTTAAATGTTTATTAAAGTAATAAATAAAATAGTTTGACATGCTATTCTACTTATGACATAATTATCTCAAGGGATAATTATGAAATAAATTCAGAAGGAGGAAATATATTGATGATTATATTACATATACATTTTTCATTACAATTACAAATTGATATTATTGCTAGTGGTTTTGCATAAGTAAAATATAAAATTGCATAATTATTATTATTGAAAGGAGAAAATTTAATGCCAAATTCTATTGTTTCACAATTAGGATATAAATCCATAGAAGAACTTAGGCAAAAATATAATGGTATATTTGAATTATCAAATAAAATGGAAGTACATGATGTAATATACATATTCATACGTAGAAAAATAATATTCTCTATTGATTATGATCTTGCTAATCCAAATATAGTAATAATAAAATTCTAATCAAAGGTGGTAAATAAACTAAATGCAAACAATAACTAATCCATACATAAATATAAAAACTCAAAAATTAGCTGGTTATCTTATGATGAGAGGATTTGTATTAAAAGGGTTAATACCAGATGATACTATTAATACAAATACAAAAAGAAATATATTTATGTTCAATAATACATATGAATTGAATAATGCAATAAATGATTATAAGCAAATTAATAAGATAAAGAATAATAAAATAGAAATAAAATAATTGTGATAAAAATTAAATCATTCGATTTATCGGTGATTTACAATACTTAGTATACTCTTATTATTTATTATTCTTCTCTTATTATAATATTAGTATACTCTTATTACACTTATATTGAGTACCCACATTGGGACACTTAGTCTAATTTTCACTTGTACTTACTGTCCCTAAATGGCACACTAAGTCACTATTACACTCCAAGTTAGTGTCCCTAATTGGCACAGTTGCTCATACACTCCCATCTAATGCAGGTTTCAGGGTTTTACCCTAACAAATGAAAGAGGTTATTGACAAATGAATAATAATTCCAATGAAAATTATATAATAATTCCTAATAATGTAGTTCAAAATATTACAGTTGATACAATAAATAAAAATAGTTACATACAATTGTTTGGTAAAAGAACAGTGGCGTACCTTAAACAATTAATTGAGTTACAAAATCATAGAGAAGATATTCATGTTTCTGTAGATATGATTATGTGGTTGTTGAATGTTGAAAACAATATTAAACGTGAAAAAGTATATTTTAAAGATTTCTTATCTGAATTAAGTAAAAACTCATTGATTAGTTTAGTTAATGAAATTAATCTCTTATCTTTAAGTGCAAGTGATTTCATTATTGTAAAACTAAATATATATGATTATAAGGAAGATAAAGATGGCAATAAATACAAAACAAGTTTCTTTATACTTAAAGATTCTGAATATAATTCAATCATGTCTTATTCAGGTAATTTAGATAAGTATAACTTACTTAACCTATTTTGTAATCTTAAAAGTAGAATGTGGAAAAATGATAAAGACGCTTCTCCTGCTGAAAGAATACCAGAGGTAGCATATCCTTCTTATGATACTATAATGAGAGATATATTTATTGAAAGTGATAAAACACTTAAACAATATATAGATACATTGGTTGAATTGGATTTAATACGTTTTGATTGTGCAGGAGATATGATTTTTAATATTAATGGATCGCAACCTATTAGAAGAAAATCTAATTTTACATATGCTTTATTTAAACCACAGTGGGAATTAGAGTTAGAACATGCAATATCTTTATTTAAAAGTAGGAAAAGAGCTAATGGATGGGAGTTTTTAACTAAGGATAAAGAAATATCAGCAAATGAGAAAAGATCAGTTACGCAGAAAATAAATATGTTGGATAAATTATCTATAGATTCTACATTAACTCAAATACAAAAGAAAGAATTGGTAAAACTAAAACGTCAACAAGAGAAATGGAAGTTAGAATATGATAATAAAGTAGATATTAGAAAACTTGAGGAAGATAAACTATTAGCAAATAATCCAAATCAAGAGTTATCGGAAATATATGAAGAAATGGGATGTGAGAGAAAAGCAGATAGAGCAGAAGCAATTGAAGAATCTATTATCTATGATACTCGTTCAGCCACAGAAATTAAAGGTATAGGACTTCAGAATAAGAAACAAAAACCATTACCTATACCAAAAATATATAATGAAGATAACGAAGAACCTGATATATTTGAAGATTTATTTGGAGATGAGGAAGAAAATGATTATTGGGATATAAGTAATCTTACAATTGAAGAACAGAAAGCTATGCAAGAAATAGAAGATTTAAACCATGATCAAATACCTTTAGATGTATTACAAATGATTGAGAATGAATTGAATGAAAGAAATGAGGATGAAGAATAAATGAAAAAAGCTTTAGATCAGAATAATAAAATGGTAGATATTATTGAGTCAACATCTAATAATACATATCATTGCCCAGTTTGTAAAAAAGAATTAATAAGAAATTTTGGTGCAGTCAAACAATTCTATAGTCATCAAAAAGATGTTGATGCTACAGACTGTGAGATTAAAATGAAACTCATAATAAAAGAAGATAAATCAATCTTCCAACAATCAGAATCAAATATATTATCTACAGAATTTTATAATAAACAATTTGATGATGTAGAAGTAGAAATGTCTGATTATATGTCAGAAGAGGGGTATTGGTTAACGAAGGAGCAGAAGGATATTATCTTTAGTACAGAGAATAGGGTTAAGGTATCAGCATTGGCTGGCAGTGCTAAGACAAGCACAATTTATTATTACTGTAAAGAACGCCCCTTTAGTAAAATTCTCTATCTAGTTTATAACAAATCTCAAAAGGATTCTGCCATGTTAACCTTCGGAAAGCTAAAAGGAGTTTCAGTGATGACCGTTCACGGATTGGCATTTGGTATAGTGGGTAGATTCTATAAGGACAAATTAACATTTAATTATGGTGTTGTAGACATTATTAAGGATCTTAATCTTAATTGGAATAAAGATATGGAGCTTGCAAATAAAGTCAATGAATTAATGAAGCAATATATGCTATCTAACGTTCAAGAATTTGAAGAATTAGAAATATTTAAAGAAGATGATATGAGAAGTAAGATACTATCATGTGCTCATAGATTGTGGGAATTAAAAAAATCATATAAGAACTCCGTAAAGATTGAGCACGATTTCTATCTTAAGCTCTATCAGCTCGAAAAGAAAGATTTATCGTCGAAATATGACATAATTTGTCAGGATGAGGCACAGGATCAGAATCTTATGATGCTTGATATAATTATAAATTCTAATGTTAAATCTGTCGTAATGATTGGAGACAAATTTCAGTCTATATACGGTTTTCGCAATGCTATTAATATTATGCCATTATTTGAAGCCACAGAATATAAATTAACAACATCGTTTCGAGTATCACAAAATATTGCACATATATCTAATTTGATCATTTCAGATTTTGTTGGTGATGATATTAAGATGAAAGGATTTAATTCTAAACAGACTATTGTAGACAAAATTGATAAATCCAAACCTTATGCTTGCCTATGTCGCACTAACGCATATATCTTTTCTGAGATTGCTGATGCTTTAAGTGAAGATAAGAATAAGAGATTATTCTTCGAGGGTGGATATCAATCTTATAATTTTACTAATTTAGTCGATATGTATTGGTACAGCCAAGGTCATCCAACAAAAAATAAAATATTGTCTAAATTTAAAGACTATAATGCTATGTGCGAGTATAGTAAAAAGACAGAGGATATTGAGTTATTGTCTTTAATACGAATGGTAGATAAATATGGTAGTAATATTGTGAGTATTGTAGAAGGAATTAAAAACAATGCGACAACTAATAAAGATAAAGCAGATATTATATTTTCTACATGTCATAGGGCGAAGGGTGCTACTTATTCTATTCCGGTATACATAAGTGGAGATCATTTAGATATAGAAAGTTTGTATAGGAGAAAATATATTACTCCAAGAGAAGAACTTAGCAAGGCAGATATAGAAAATTTGGAAAAGGATATCAGTCAAGAAATTTATATCATTTATGTCGCCATAACTCGTGCCAGTAGGAGTGTAGAAATTTCAGATAGCATTAAAAGATATTTATTAATGAGATATAATCATATTGGACATGAATTACATAATGTAATAAATAAAAATAATAAAGAGGAGGTATAAAATGATAAGAAAAGTATTTTTAGAAGAACTACCAAAACTTAAAGGGAGAGGTAAAAGTAGTGGTAAAACAATAAACGATTGGTTGTCTAGTGTTGGTCATAGTTTTAAATTTATATATGATAATATTAAAGGAGTTGTTGAAATAGTAGATTATAATAAAAAATCACATGAATTAAGTGTTAAATATTTAAATAAAATCTTTAAAATAAATACAAGTTTAGTTATAAATGCTCAATTGGGAACTGTAATAGGAATATCTAGAATATACTTCAAATATAATATAGGAGATATAGTCAATACTGATTTTGGAAGGTTGAAAATAATTAACAGTTATAGACATAATGATAATAATTCAAAAAGATATGATTATTTATGTTTAAATTGTTCAAATACGGATAGTATGACTGAATCAGAATTAATTAGTGGAACAGGTTGTAATGTTTGTTGTCCAACGCCTAGAAAAATATTAATAGGATATAATGATATAGGTACTACAAATCCGTGGATGGTTGAATCTATGATAGATAAAACAAATGCTACCAAATATACGTATGGAAGTAACCAAAGAATATTATTCAAATGTTTAGAATGTGGTGAACCAAAACTTATGAAAATATGCGACTTCTTTAGTAGAGGAATATGTTGCAATAAATGTGGAGACGGAGTTAGTTTTCCAAATAAAATTGGATATAATTTATTATCACAAGTAAAAATAGATTTTGATATAGAAAAAATGTTTGAATGGTGCATATACATAGATCCTAAAAAGAATAAACAATGTAAAGGAAGATACGACTTCTATTTCAAATTTGATAATAAGGAATATATTGTCGAAATGGATGGAGAATTTCACACAAAAGATAATGGTATGAGTGGTCAAAAAGCAGAAGACGCAAAATATATAGATGATATGAAGGATGAATTAGCAAAGCAAAATAATATTAAAGTTATAAGGATTGATTGTTGTCCTAGTAGTTTTGAACATATAAAAGAGAGTATATTAAATAGCGAATTAAATACTTTATTTGATTTATCTAATATAGATTGGGAAGAATGTAATAAATACGCATTATCAACTAAGGTTAGAGAAGTTTGTGATCTATGGAACAGTGGTATAAAAAATGTTACAGAGTTATATGCTCTTGTTAAATCAAGCAAACCAACAATTGCTACATATTTGACAAGAGGGGCAGAGTTAGGATGGTGTGATTATAATGGACAAGAAGAATTAACTAAACGCACTATTAGAAATAATAAGAAAAATTTATCAAAGCCATTGATATGTATAGAGACTAGTGAAATATTTGAATCCACTTCTGAATGTGCTAGAGTTAGCGAAGAAGTATTTGGTATGAAATTGTTCCAACCCAATATATCTGCTGTATGTAGAAAAGTTTTACCGTCATATAAAGGATTACATTTTGAGTATATATAAACTATAAAATAACATAATCAAATTAATAGTAGGAGGGGCATACAATAAACATATTAATCACAAATCTTCCCTCCTACATACCTTATATATAAAAAGGAGATGCCATAATAAATGTTCAATAATAACCCAGACTTCTACCCAACACCTCATGCCCTAATCACAAAAATGCTAGATAAAATTGACTTCAAATATATCTCCAGTATTCTTGAAAATTCAGCAGGGAAAGGGGATTTAGCAGACGCTATAATTGAAAAATTAAAAAATGCTCATAGTTCCTATTACAATCGCGAAGCAAAGTGGGATTTGGATTGTATTGAGATTGATGAAAATTTAAGACATATCCTCAAAGGTAAAGGGTATAGAGTTATTCATGATGACTACTTAACTTACAACACATATAAACATTATGATGCAATTATTTCTAATCCACCGTTCAGTATTGGAGATAAATTTTTATTGAAAATGATTGAGATGCAAGAATCTCAAGGTGGAGTGATAGTTTCATTATTAGGAGCAGAAACCCTCCGCAATCCATACAGCAACACCAGAAAAGAATTACTAGATAAATTAGAACATTACAATGCAGAAATCGAATATATACAAAATGCTTTTATTGATGCTGAAAGATCAACAAATGTAGAGGTTGCTCTCATATACATCTCAATTCCTAAGCCAGAACATTCCTCTATAATTCTAGATGATTTAATGAAACAAGAGCAATTCAGAGAAGAAGTTCATTATAATAATGAAATTGTAAATGCTGATTTTCTCAAAGGAATTGTTCAGAAATATAATTTCGAAGTTAAAACAGGATTAAGATTAATTGCTGAATTTAATGCAATGAAACCTTATATATTATCTTCTTTTAAAGATGATAGTAGTAATACTATATTAAATCTAACTGTTACTGATAAAGATCAAAATTCTTCAATTGAAAATGCTTATATTAAAAATGTCAGAATGAAGTATTGGTTGGCACTCTTCACAAATGAAGACTTTATGGGACTATTCACATCTAATTTGAGGGAAAAGTATCAATCTAAGATTAGTGAATTGAAAAATTATGATTTTAGTCTTTATAACATCCACACAATCAAAATCCAATTAAACAATGAAATGGTAAAAGGCGTAGAGGATACTATACTTAAATTGTTTGATGAATTTTCTTATCAGTCATCATGGGATAAGGAGTTTAGTAAAAATATTCATTACTATAATGGGTGGAAAACTAATTCTTGTTGGAAGGTAAATCCTAGAATAATTATTAGACTGAATGGTTTTAATACTTATGACGGTTCAATAGAATATGATTATAAAGTTAAGAATAAATTAGGAGATATTCAGAAGACTTTTGATTATTTAGATAATGGATTAACCGATGATATTAATATTAAAGACACTTTAGAATCTGCTAGAGGGTATGGGAATACAAAAAAGATTAAGTTAAAACATTTCACTGTCACTTTCTATAAGAAAGGAACTTGTCATATTGAATTTAGCAATTTAGATTTATTAGGGAAATTTAATATTTTTGGGTCACAGAGACACAATTGGCTTCCACCATCTTATGGGAAGAAGAATTATAATGATATGACTCAAGAAGAAAAGATTATAATTGATGAATTTGAAGGAAAAGATTCTTATGATAATGTCATGAGCAACAAAGAGTATTTTATAGTTGAAACTTCTAAATTATTAATGTTGACATAATTAAATTTTCTTAAACCATAAAATAAAATTAATCCTTGACACACAAATAAATCCATGCTATAATTATCACATAGGCAAGGGGGCGGTATGGTTTACATATTCATCATCACAATACTCACCAACCTACCCCTTGCCTAAAAATCAAATAAATAAAATATAACAAAGAAAGGAGGTGAATAATATCACTACAGTAAATGAATATATTGATTGTCAACATTGTGGCAACAGAATCGCTAATAAACATACTCTAGAAGAAGGAGATTACTCAAAACCTATAATAATTGTTCCAATATGTTCTCAAATTGTAAAAGTAGAAATACAAGGGTGTGAATCTCGTGCAATGGATTTTTGGGATAGTGATAGTACAGGATATTTTCTTAAAACTAAATTAAAATGCAATTGTTGCAAAAGACATACTACAATTAAAACATTTTGTTGGGCAAGGTAAATAAAAATAGAAAAGAAGAGGTGAAAACAAATGATACTAACCACAAATCAACTAACAAAACTAAAACAATTACTATTCTCTCAAAACCTAGAAGATGAAGAAAACCCTAATAAATGCATGGAATGTAAATAAAATGATCCAACGTACTGTGAATTCTCTGATATATGTAATAAATATGGTTATATTTTGGTTAATACAGAGAATGGGAATATATTAGAGGATTTATTTGATACTATTGAGTATTTGGATAAATTACTTAGAGAAGGAAGATAAATTGATTAAATTAATTAATAAATAATTATTTGACACATTGTGAAAACTAATGTTATAATAATTAAGTAACAAAGGATGTGAAAAGGAATTCTAAAATACATTGGTGTTTATACAATCTTCCATCAAGAAAACAGTGACGGAAAACCTAGTAAAAACAAAGATGACAATTATATTAAATCAAAAAACAATCAAGTTTACAGATATTCAGATGATACCTTGGCTATCCTTCTTCCAAGTGGTTCTAGTACAGTAAATAATTTGCTCCCAAAGTTTGAAGCAGAAGGAATAAAAGTATGGAATATAATAAGTCCAGAGGTGTGCGAGGAAGCAATTCTAGGTGTGGAAGAAAAGGATATTCATAAGATACATAATATCATGAAATTTATGAAGATGGGTAGCAAAGATCAGTTAAAAACCTACAATGAAAAACAAAAAGCAAAAGAAGAAAAGTTAAAACTCAAAGAATCAATAAATAATATTTCTAATACATAATATAAAGTATAAAATTTAATTATAAACTACTTCTAAGGCTTCGCATTTTTGATTTGACATAATCTTACCTGACAAAAAATCTGATTGATTCTAGGCCCAAATATGTGAATTATGGATAATTACAGAGTCTTGAATCCTTACTCTCACAAGGGTTACAAGGTTATGGTAAATATTAGGATAATCACATAAATTAGAGACATATATCTAAGGATATAATAATACAAAAAATAAAATAAGAAAGAGGTAATAAAATTTGAAAACATATTATTTTAATGGAAAACTCCTACTAGATGAAACAAATAAAAAAATGAATTACATAATTGAGGACAAATTAACAAAAGAACAAACATCTATAACCAGCATCTTAGATAATATTTTTAACTCATCAAAATTTGATAATAAATTAGTAAGAGTTTTGGGTAGAGTTTATAATCATGATTCAATTAAAGATTTAAATGGCATGGGAAATTTATTAATGTGTAGAAGCAATTCTTCTCGCGTAGAGGGATATTGCATTGGGTCATTACAACTTGAAAACAAATTATTTGATGCTGTAAATTTTGATGTAGAAATTTATTTAGAGGACTATACTGACTTTGTATTTTCGGAGGCGATGATTCGTAATGAAGATGCAAAATCGATTTCATAGAATTAAGGAGGAATTAGATAGTGATATTTCCGAGTCATGTTACTATTGTTCCAAGGAATTATCAAATATAAAATATATATTTGTCAGTGTAGATAAAGATAGATACATATGCGGTGAATGTTCGGAAAAAATGGATATAGAAGTTGTCAATTGTATGGATTATTAGATTAGATTAAGAAAGGAATAATAAATAATCATGTATAGTAATTGTCTATTACAATCAATAAAACAATACATATTAAATCCTACAAATATAAAAATACATAAACGAGGTTCATGGTTAGATATTTTCCAATTAAAATGGCCCCACTTCTATTGGTTAGATTTAAGAGATAATCATTATTATCATTACTGTGCTAAATTTTCTGATGAACCATTTTTGTGTGAGATATGGTTTAAAGGTGAGATTAAAAGATTCTTATGGCATGATAAGAGTGAAAGGAGAGAAGAAATATAATGAAACAAACTATCATATTAAAATGGCACGTTACACCATTAGATAAATGGAAAGATGCAAGAATTGATCAGATGTATTTTATGAAAAACCGTGAGACGAGTAGAAATTAATTAGATTGCTTTGATAAATTAAAAAAAATAATAAAGGAGATATAAAATAATGGCATTAAAAGATTATAAATATAATGATAATAAATGTATAGTCAATAATCATTCAGAATTTGTAAGATTATTAAAATGGTTTCTTAAACATGGAGCAGAAGATTATGTAGGAAATGATATTCCTATGTTTGAAAATGTGTGGGACATTTGTGAAGAATTAGATGTTAAATATGAAGATTATGATTATGTTGATGATATTGAAGATGCAGTAAAGAGATTTAGTTATGATTTAGATTATTTTATTGATGGAGCCAGAATTTCCTGTATTTGTAGAATTGAAGCAGGGCATGACGACGAGGGCGTTTATGAAGGAATTTTGAATGATTACTTTGATGAGGAATATGAGTGCAAGGAAGATTAGATTTAGAATGTAGATAGTGTATAAGGAGAGTTTTAATACTCTCCTATCCCTATTACAATAATCAAAGATTAGGAGTGATAAATATGAATAGTATGAATAATAAAATTGGAAGTCCTAAAGATTGGTACATTTATAGCAGACTTGACTATTTTAATAAAATTGTTAAAAATACTGGAGAATGTATTACTAGGAAGATGACTGATGAAGAGAAGATTAAGTATTGTTGTAAGTGATAAAATTAATATTGAAAAATACGAGAGGTGGAATAGAAAATGCTTTTATGTTTAAATTGCTACAAAATATATAATCAGAAAACTATAAAGAACAATATGTGTAAGATTAAAGAGTGCTATGGTGATGTAGTAGAAATTGATGAATTATTTGTTCCAGTGATTGCTGAATTAAATAGGAAGGGTTATAGGACTAGGTATTGCTGTAGTGGTCATTATACTAAGGATTCAATAACAACTTATATTATGTTTGAAGATTTTATTGAATTACCTTCTTTACCTGAAGGATATAATTATGATGTAGATTGGACAATTAGAAATGGTAATACTGATATTGAGAAGTATATTGATAAAAATAAAAGCTTCAATGAATTAAGTAAAGATATTTTTAATAATGCGGTTAGTGTGTTGGAATGGGCAGAGGGGCTGAAAGAGTTAAATGAAAAAGTAGGAGGAATTATTAATTGATTAATAGCGATGTACAATTATTTTGGGCAAATGATGAGAATGGTAATATTGCAATTATATTTGATATGGTTGAAGAAGATAGGAATAAGAAATATACTTGTCCTGTTTGTGGATTTGAAGTAAGACCAGTAGCAATTGATAATAAAACTAAAACTGGAAAAGTAGCACAAGTGTCTTCGCATTTTTCTCATTTTGATGCTAGTAAATGTAGCAACGAATCAGCTATTCACTACTGGTTCAAAAACAAGATTCTAGTGAATGGAGATAGTTTTATTATTAAGACAGATGTTGAAAATGAATACAAATGCAAAGAATTATTGGTTGAACAATTTTACAGAACTGAATTTGGTATCTATAGACCAGACATAACTATAATTACTGAATGTGATAAGACAATTTACTTTGAGATGAATTATACTAACAAGAAGAAAATAGAAGATTATATGGACAAGTGGTTAGAGTTAGGTAATCCAGTAGTAGAGGTAGATTTAAAAGCATTAATGAGTGCTAGTCTTAATAAGACAAAATATGAGTTTAAAGCTTTATTTTATGAAGGAAAATGTTTTAATACAAAGAAGAATGATTTGTATTATGATACTATCGGGAAACATAAAGAGAAAACATTCAATACTATTAACATTGATGACAAAATGAGAGAAAGAATTAGTAAATTAGATTGGTTTTGGAAAGATGTGCAAAAGTATAAGAAATATAAATTGACTATTGATTACATGATTAATATTATAGATAGTATTGATGAGACAGAAGATAAAATTCTTTTAGTAGATATATTAAAAAAATTAAAATGTAGTGATTTAATTGAAAATTATTTAAAAATAACAAAAGATAAAACAAGTACATATTTAAGAAACGAATTATCATTTATTGACGAAAGAATTACTTTTAACACTTCGAATGGATTTACTCAATTTGCAAATATAATTTATGGAACAACTTATAATCTGACATTTAATAACCATAACATAAAGACAATCACATTGAAACTAAACGAACAATTAGATTATGATTTAAAAGAAAATATTAAATTGAATGTTTTAAATATTATTAATGATGAAAATGCAGAAATTACGATTGATAATATTATAAATAATATTATGTTGAAGTTTAATAATTATAATCTCGACATAACAAAAGGACACAGAAACATTAGAATTAAGGGATTGTACAAAACCAGAACAATTTTTATAGAAATTGAAAAAGATAAGGTTTTATTTAATAAAGAATATTGGGAAGAGGTGAAGAGTGTACATTGGAGAGGAGGAAAATATAGACAATATTTAAAAAATGAATTCATTAAGAAAAATTATATAACTTTTGATTTCAACGATTATAATTCAGTACAAGAATCCATAGAAAATCAAATATTAATTGAAATAAACAAAAGCAAAATATATAAAGCATAAAGGAGAGAATCAATATTGGCAAAGCAAAAAACTAATCTAAGATACATATATAAGATACATTCATCTAGATTAAGCAAATCAAATTGGAATTTATCGCTTACAATTCCAGAAGCAATAGACAATGAAGAATTAGTATCCCTTGCTGATAGCACAACTCTTCGATTTATCAATAAAGATAAGAATATTGAAGGTGATGCGAATAAAATTAGAAAACAAATAAAAGACTTGAAAAAACAAGATACCAATATGGAGAATAGGAATAAAATTAAAAAACTATATGCACTATTATACAATACTTTGTTTGTGAAAGACTATATCTGTATTATTATTGATAAAAACAAGCATTTTGACAGAATGAATAATACTAAAAAGTTCTATATCAATGGAATTAAATTTAAAAGATTACTTGCTACAAATGGAGGAGCAAAAAAAAGCACTGTCATATATGTTAATGAACAAATTTATGACAATTTACATAAGAGAATTGAGAATGGTAGGGATGAGAGTAAAGAACTCGTCCCTGCTAAACTAGAAAGTTATAAATCATTAACATGTAGTGCCAGTATTCCAGTTTCAGATCCTAAAGGCATCCTAGTTGTAAATGATTGCGAAACGGAATTTTATAGTGATGTGATATTATTAGATGATTCTAAAACAGAATATCCTTCTATGACTTATGAGAAAAACTATCCTATAAAATTAATTGAAAACGATGGATATGGCATGATTTGTCCAGAATTAAGTTTAGCATGGGGAAAAGAAATTGATAAAGATTGTAATAGTATTGCATCTGGTTTCTGTTTGAGAAATAGTTTTTGTAAGGGCATGGTTTTTTCCTTTGATTATGTAGATCATGCATATCATTTTGCAGAATCCTATATGGTTAAAGATATTTGGGGAGAAGAAAGAGATATCCGAAGTGTTCAATTAGTGCTTACTGCCTCAATGTTAAAATTATGGGACTCATATAAAAGCCTAGAAGACTATATGAAATGCTACAAGGAAAATGATTATACATTTAGTGTAACAAAAGTAACTCCTGAAAAATTAGAAAATGAACGCTATCTAAATTATCAATTTGCACAGTCATATGAATTATCTGATGATGACATAGATGAACTAATAAAACCAACTGTACAAGAAATACATGATGTATTAGGAAATGATCCAATTAAAAGTATTCTATTTCTAAGGGGAATGCACTTATCTGAAAATAGTTATGATACACAAGAGACAGATTTTATCAAGGCATTAATGATTGATAAGGAAATGATAAAAGACCCATTTGTGAAAAATAAAATACATAATTCTATAAAGAAACGTATTAACGATGCAAAAATTGGGGTACTTAAGGTTTCAGCCAACTACTCTATAATCTCTGGAGATCCATTTTCCCTTGCTCAAAGTATATTTAAATTACCTGTGACTGGATTATTGAAAGCGGGAGAATTTTATTCTAAGTATTGGAATGATAAAAATGTTGATAAAGTTGTATGCTATCGTGCTCCTATGACTTGTCATAATAATATTAGAATACTTAATTTAAAAAATACTCCAGAAATGCAGTATTGGTATAAACATATAAATACAGTAACCATATTTAATTCATGGGATACAACTACACATGCTTTAAACGGGGCAGATAAGGATTCGGATCAGGTACTTACAACTAATAATCCAGTTCTTTTAAATAATACTAGAGAATTGGATGCAGTATTATGTATTCAAAAATCTGCTCCAAAGAAAGTTGTAAAAGAGAATGATTTAGTTAGAGCAAATAAAAATGGATTTGGAGATGCAATAGGTTCAACTACAAATAAGGTTACTGGTATGATTGATGTTGCTAGTAGTTTTGATAAAGAAAGCGAGGAATATAAGGAATTACAGTATAGAATAATTTGTGGTCAGAATTATCAACAAAATGCAATTGATCGTATTAAAGGATGCATAAGTAAACCAATGCCTAAAGAATGGTATGATTATCGTTTTGCTAAAAATACTGATAAAAGTGAATTTAATATTAGGATTTTAGCAGATAAAAAACCATATTTCTTTATTTACAATTATCCATATTTAATGAGAAGATACAAGAAATATATGTCTGATGTAAATAAAAATTGCTTGATTAGATTCGGATTAGATGTTAAAGAATTAATTAAAAAAGAAGATAGGAACGAATATGAAGAGCAATTTTTGAAATATTATTACATAAAAATGCCTATTTTTAATAATAATTCGGTAATGAACAGAATTTGTTGGAAAATAGAAAAGGAATTTGATGGATTTAAAAGTGTTGGTACTAAGGAACAAGATTTGTTTGATTGCTCAATACTAAAAAGTCTTACTAAGTATTCAAAGAAAAGATTCGCTGACATAAAAATTGTATATGAAGACTACAATATTAAACTTAGAGAACATGCACAAAGTTCATCTAAAAGCAAGATAGATAAAGATGAAGAAAAGACAAAAAGAATTGTATTTAAGGAGAATTTTAAGAAGCAAGCACAAGAAATATGTAATAATGAGGATGAATTATGTAATATTGTTGTTGATTTATGCTATAAAAACAATTATTCTAAGCAATTTGCATGGGATATCTGTGGAGATGTAATTATTAAGAATTTATTAATAAGGAATAATAACATAGTACAATATCCCATTGCAGATGATAAAGGTAATATAGAATTTGGTGGAGAAAAGTTTTCTATGTTTGTCAAAGATTTAAATGATTTAGATGTGGAGGAAGAATATGATATTGATATTAAATGAGAAAGAATTATTAAGAAAATCATTAGAAGAAGGTTATATTGATGAGAAAAAAACTTCAAATACAATAAGAATTTTAGCAAAGCATTATTTTTCTATAGATATGACTAAGGAACAAGTTTATGATTCAATTGATAATTTTTTTAAGAAGAATTATAAAAAATACAATTCAGTCAAGTGGCAGAATAGTTTTGATAAAATAATTAGTGCAGTATATAAATACAAAGACTACAAATTGTTTGATATTAATAGTATAGAAATAACAGAAAATGAATTAGTGAGAATTAAAAGTTTGAATAATATAAAGTACGAAAAAGTAGTTTTTATATTGTTAGTTTACGCTAAAATTTATAATAAAATGAAGAACAATGAATTAGGAATTGTAAAAATTGATCAAAAATATATATTTAGTGATGCAAAAGTTAAAGAAAATACTCATAGTCAAGGTACTATATTACATACTTTTGAAGAAATGGGTTTAATAACACCATATAGAATTGTTAATTGTACGGATATTAAAATTAATTTTATAGATAAGAATAGTCAGGTTGTTTTAAAAATAACTGATTTCAGAAATTATGTTTATGAGTATTTAAGATGGAAAGGAGAAAATATTATAAATTGTCAGAATTGTAATATATTATTTTATCCATCTAATCATACTCACAAATTCTGCAAAGTTTGTGCGAAAGAAATACATAGCGAACAAGAAAGAGAAAATTCTAAATTAAGAATGAGAAAAATGAGAAATAATCATGTTACGCAAACAGAAAAACTCTGTAACCCTACTACCACAATGGTTTGACGGTTTATCCTACTAGCATTAGTATGAGAGGTAAAAGCCTTATTACATAAGAGTTTGGTCGATACGCTAAAACAAAAAAGAAAAAGAAAAATTAAAGAGCATTAAGTTGTAAAATAACCAAAAATACAATCCAACTTTCCTTACTAACGAATCATACACAATTGGCTATGTTAGTAGAAAACTTTGCTTAAATTGTCTGTTAGTTTTGCCAATAGGACTTGAAGATAATTTAGCATGTATTATCGAAGCTTTGCTGAAAGATGCACTAAAGGGTTATAGATAATACAAAGTCTCAACAATTCAACGTCAAATATGAGTAGTCTTTGGTCGGATGAAAGTAATGAGACAAATATGCTGTTAGTATAATGAATTAAATTCCTCTAAACGAGGCTTATACTAGACCACAGCATATTCTGAACTAAACAGAGGGTAAAGAGTAGATAGGCAGATGCCGACAATTTAAGTCTACTCTCCCTACTAAAATTGCTATTAAACTGTATTGGTCGATTGCAGTTTAAATATAAAATATTCCATAATAACAAAAACAATATAAAACTCCAAACTAAAAGGAGCATCAAACAACAAACATTGGAAAAAATCACAAAACAAGAAATGTCATACCTAATTTCCAAAAACATCATCAAGCAAACACACGGATCATTCGGAGATAATCTAGTAGTAATAGGAAAATTCAGTAGTAAATCTCGCAAACAACGTTATATTACAGATCCCTACTATAATTATCTACTCAGATTAAAGCAAAATGATAAAAATAAACAAACTATTGATGATGTAAAAGATAATCAGAGATATATGTTTAGTAGTGGTATGGATAGTGGTATGGATAGTGGTATGGATAGTGGTATGGATAGTGGTATGGATAGTGGTATGGATAGTGGTATGGATAGTGGTATGGATAGTGGTAACAGTAATAGTGGAATTAGTAACAGTGAATGTGTCTCATAATACATAGTAAAATAATTAGTAGAGGGATGATTCTTATTGCCCAGTAAAGTATTTGTAGAAACAAATATAATGCTGAATCATAACTTCGATCTAAATAACTATCTTCATGTTAAAATACCTATAATAACAATTGAGGAGTTAGATGGGTTAAAGAAAAGCGAAACTGTTGGTTATCAAGCCAGAAAAGCTCTTAGAGATATCAAAAAAGCAATGCAAGATAAAAGAGTGACAATAGTAAAAGATTATGAATTTAAATTAGAGAATAGGTTCTTGGATCACAAAAATGATAACTTTATTTTAGGATTCGCGTATGAAACTTATGTTGATGACAATGAATATGTTTTTATTACAGATGATTTTAATCTATGGATAAAAGCAGAAGCATACAATATTCCTTGTGAACTTTTTGGATTTAAAGACATTGAAGAAGAAAAATATAATGGAATTAGAGAAGTTTGGTTAACTGATAGAGAATACATAAATATAAGAGACAGTGAAATTAATCAATTAGATTGCTTGCTAAACGAGTATGTAATTGTTAATAACACAACAAAAAATGAACAATATTTGTATACATGGAATGGTGAGTATCTTGATGAAGTCAAAGTGAAGCCAATAACTAATAAATATCTTAATATAGGAGATGCGGTTCTTCACTTAGATATCTATCAGAAAGCATTAATACACATGTTACAAAATGAGAATGTAAGAATTTGTATTACAGACTCAATCTATGGTTCTGGAAAATCGTATATTATGTTACATTGGGCATTACAACAATTGGGAAGTGGTAATGGAAAATATAAAAAGATTTATTTTGTAAAAAGTGATTCACCGCCAAGAGGACGTAAGGAATTTCCTGCGATCCCTGGAAATGTAGCTGAGAAAACAGAACCGTTAATGGGAGTAATATTAGACACAACATCTGAAGATAGTATGTCTGATTTTTCTTCTGGAAATAGCAAAGTTGAAATACTTCCAATTCAATTTTGTCGTGGTAGAAGTTTAAGAAAAGCAATCTTATATATCAATGAAGCTCAGAACTTTACTCCTTCGGAAATGGAATTGTTACTTTCTAGAGCTGGTGAAGATACTGTAGTTTTGATTGATGGATCTACTAAACAAATTGATAATAGGTATTGCGTTCATAGAAATGGACTTAGTATTGTAAGTGAAAACTTTAAAGATAAGTCCATAGCAGCACAAGTCAATATGGTAGAAGATTTCAGAAGTGAAATTAGCAAAATGGTTAGTGAAATGGATTGGCATGATTAGTTAATAGTTGTTTTTACTCCCTCAGACTGTTTTTCTGTAAGGAGTTAAGGTATAGAGTGTTTTTCTATCACCTCTTTAAATATTAATTCAAGGAGGGAAGATTAATTTAATGGATTTTGGTTAGCGTAAATTAGATATTAGTAAAATATAAAATATAAAATATAAATAACAAAAACCACGGGTCTGGCATTAAGAAATGTGCAGATACTATTAAAGAATAAAAGGGGATTAAAATAAATGAATAAGCAACAACTCGTAGCAGAATTAAGTATTAAATCGGAGATCACAAAAAAGGAAGCCGAGAAGCATGTTACAAATCTATTTGATATTATCATGGAAACTGTAGCTATTGGCGAAGATGTAAAGGTAGTGGGTTTTGGAAAATTCGAGAAGAAAGAAACAAAAGGTCGTGAAGGAGTATCAAAACTACAGGGTGTGGAAAAACCATGGAAAACTGAAGATTCTTTCAAACCATATTTTGATCCTTCTAAGGCATTTGAAGATAAAGTAAAAGCATAATAAACAACAATAATTTTGTGCTATCAGTGTAAGTCCTCATATTCAATAGATATCGTTGGGTATAGGGCAGGATAGCATATTACATGCCACTGTAACTCAATTGGTAGAGTACCTGACTTGTAATCAGGATGTTGCGGATTCAAGTTCTGCCAGTGGCTCCATATAAAAATAAAATAAATAAAAAGGTGGCAAACAAAAATATGTCAATAATCAACAATAAAAATTTCTGTCCAATTTGTGTAAAACGTGGAACCTGTATGTGGGAAGATAAATTATCTAAACTAGAAGGAACAAAGAACAATTATATTGGTCTTGATGTTACTGTAAATGGATGTGAAGCGTTTTTATTGGATGAAAATGTTGAGGTTGAGGATTTAACTGGAGAGAAAGAAGAACTAGAAGAATAATAATTAAATAATACTAATTATTATATATTAATTAGTATAAGAGTAAGATAAAAAGTGATATTACTAGAAAGGAATGATTAAATTGCAAGAATCTAGTAAAGATTAAACATCTCTTACAGATATGGTGAATTTGGCGATTCATTGGCAGTTACCTTAACCAACCACAATAAGGTCAGAAATGGTTCCTGACGCACTCGAAAGAGTACCTGAGATGCAAGATACACCGACTTGCTATTGTGGTCTGATAATCATATTGATATGTCTAGTAGCATCTTAGTTGGCATACTATAGAAGGTTGTAAGTCCAACAAAAATGTTTCCCTCACTCCCATGATTTTATTGGCGAAGGTTTGTAGTGGATAAGAGTGTAAAGAGAACCTTGTACAAGTTAAGTATCGTTTGGGGAAATGATATTTAACAATATTATGAAGGAATTATAGAAGTGCAAACTTCCTCGAATTATTTATAATTCGGTTTCAAGTGTAATTCCTTCATAATAAAAATACAATATTGGCAGATGCCAAAGATAAAGAATAGGGAAGTGTAGCGAAATAAGTAATGATCAACCATGCTGTAAGGCATGTATGTGGGATGCTACATAGTCATCTTTAGATAAAGGGTTGGGATGACACAATGGCTTAATTGCCGACTAGATAATTTCCCCTCATCACTCATTGTTTGTTCTCTATGGCGTTAATCACAGTTTTATTTAAACTTAGTGATAGAGACAAATGGCATACTGCAATGATGTTGATGAATATAGAGTATGCCAAATTACAAATAAGGTGAATTTATAGGGGTAGATTCACCTTTATAATAAATATATTATCGAAAGGATAGATATTTTTATGGAAGAAATACTAGTGGCTATTTTAAATGAACTTAAAGAAATAAAAGAATTACTTGCACCACATGCATGTAGAACAAGTGAAGATGCTCAAACATATAAACTTATTCCTTATAAAAAAGAATTGAGTTAATTACTCTAATAAAGAAGAAAATACAAATTGAAAGAAGGAAATAATAAATGTCTAATTCACAAAACACTAATTCAACAATTTCACTAAAAGAGTCTTTTCGCACATTGGTTTATATTGATAAAACTATTTCATCTCTCACTTCATATCTTTCTAATAAAAATAACTCTATTTCTGTGATTGAACAACATTTGAAAGAAAAATCTAATCCAGAAGCAAAGAATGAGGAATTAGATACAACTACTATTAAAGAATATCCAGATGCTTCAACAATTAATATTATTAATCTTGTTCAAAACTTAATTGCAGAGAAAACAAAATTAGAAATTTCAGTAGAATTAGCTAAAAGAGATATAGTAATTCAAACTAAAGATAATAATAATCTAAGTTTAGATTCTGCCATATCAAATGCAAAACAATCTAGAAATTTAGCTAATGTATTAAATAATCTTATCAATATAAAAACGGATGAGAAAAAGACCGTTGCTCAAGGGTTTAAGTTTAATATCAACGGGGAAGAAGTGCCATATAGGTATGATGTAGTAATTACTAAAAACATTAATTTTGATAGAAATACTGTTAGTGATAATTATAAATCTCTCTTAGAAAAAGCTGATAAGCTCAGTATTTCTATTGAAAAAGCCATGATGGAAGAAATTGTAGAATACGAATTTCCTTATAGTATTCATGATTCGACAGCAGATATTGTAGGGAAGTATTTAGATACTTTATAGGATTTAACCATGACAATTAATAAGGGGATTGCCTAACCATAGTCTCCTTATTAAAACAACTAACCAGAAGCAAAGCAAGATAGACTATTTATTTGGACATCTGAAATTAGATGTAAATTCAAGTTAAATCTTACCATATTCAAACATGGTACTAACACAGGTTATGTATATTAAATACATAAATATAAACAAAAATTGAGTTTGCTGTCACAAGCAAGAAGAATCACTAATCTATCACTAAGCGCAAAATCATCATTCGCAAATTCGATATGTCTCTAATTTCAATATTCATTAGTACGACAATCAATCGCTAATCACGCATAAATAAATTTTAGGATTAATAATCCTTAACTAGAAAAACAAATATAATAAAATTATAGTTTTTAAAAGATACTCTCTTAGAAATAAGAGGATGATTTTAATAATAAATGGATAATATAATTAATAAATAGTCTTATTTTGCTTGCTTTACTGGTTAGATATATAATAAAAGTCATTTGTGTTTTAGACACGTTATATGGAGGCATTTGTCTCCCTTGGTATTTTTGATATGGGAGAGTTTAATTATCTCCCCTTCTCAATAAACTAAATAGGTTTTGCAAGTTGCAACCTAAATAAAAAACTTGCATTTATTAATAATTATAATCCAAGAAAAACTGTATTTTCTAGGATTTTAAATCAGGAATATTATTAGTACTTAAATGGATGAATATAATTACCCTTGCTGAAAGGCATGAGGATTGCAAATGTATTTTTTTACATTTGCCATGATAATTTTTGCTCAGATGAGTACGAGAGAATTGTTAAAAACTAAGGTAGGATGAGTTTTGTATATGACGCAATTGAAGGGATTGGTTTTAAAACTGTTCGATAGCGTGCTATTTTTAGAATCCTACACTATTGGCGAGTAGTTCAGTGGTAGAACGCCTGACTGTTAATCAGGATGTCGAAGTTTCGAATACTTCCTTACCAGCCAAACGCCTGACTAGTTTAATGATAAAACTTCTGTTTTGTAATCAGAGATTCACAGTTTGATTCTGTGGTTAGGCTCCATAATTAATATCTATATTCTCTATAAGGAGGATTAAACAATGAAAGAAACTAATATTTATGATTCAATAAATGAAAATACAATATGCCCTATATGCTTTAGAAATAGATTTTGGCTAAAGTTTTATTGTGGTAAGACAATATTATGGTGTGCTGATTGTGGGTATTGGATAGAGATTTGATTTATAAGAAAAAGTAAAGCCGAAAAGAGGTAATCGAATGATTAATAATAATGAAGTAGTGTTTATTTATAATTTACGTCAAGCAGATTTTTACTTTAGCAAAGGGATATTACCTTTGAATGTAGGGGTAGGTTCTAAAAAAGATACTTATGTTAAATTTGCTAAAAGTGATGAATTAATGTCTGCATTTAAAGAATGGTGTAATAGTAGAACTACGATAACTAAAAAATAATAATATACTTGATTTCAAAACGAAAGGACTAGGTGAATAATAATGATAAACGATAATACAATTTTAGAAGTAATTGAGGAATACAAAAACAAGAATAAGGATTTTACTATAATTATAAAAACAGAGAAACTAACTAAAAAATACCACTACAATGTTGATGGACAAATCAATGAAGTTATAGAGGGAAAATTTTACGAAGAGGGAAAGTTTATGGATAAAATGTTTGTTGATTATTTTATAACTAAATATGATGTTGTTTATAGTAAGGGAACAGGGTTTCTAATATTCAATGGAGAAATTTGGGAGAATTGTTCTGACTTACATATACAACAATTAATTGCAACAATATTAGAATTAGAAGACCAATTAACAAACGCAAAAATAGCTTCTACTTGTAAAATGCTTATAAATCAAGTTAACAATGACAAATTAGCGGAATTACTTAATTCCAATAGAAATAGATTAATAATAAAGAATGGAACACTGGATATTACAGACATTGAGAATTTTGTTTTCTATGAGAATGAGTTTTTCAAAGAAGATTATAGTACAATTCAATTGAATGTTAATTATGATGTAAATGCAATTAAAAATAATGCCGTTAATTGGAAATATTATATGACTTTTACATTTGAAAATGATACTGAAAGAATGAAATTAATTGGAGAGATGCTTGGATATTGTTTAACACCAAATTGCAAGTTCCATAAATCATTTATGCTAGTAGGAGAAGGGTCTAATGGTAAATCAGTATTATTAGATATAATGGATTATATATGGGGTAGTAAGAACATAAGTGACGTTGACATCTGTGAGTTAGATAAACCATTTGCAAGAGTAAGTTTATTCGGAAAACTGATTAACAAATCATCAGAAATAGAAGGTAATCTAAAGACAACATCCTTCTTCAAAAAGATAGTTAGTGGTGATATGTTGGATGGAGAATTTAAAAACAAGGATAGATTCTCATTCCCTAGTACAGCAAAATTAATATTTGCTATGAACTCGTTACCAGTCACTAAGGATAAATCTGATGGATTGTATAGAAGACTGTGTATCATCCCTTTTAACAAACAATTCAAAGGCGATGAAATTGATATCGATCTGTCTGAAAAATTAAAATCAGAGGCAGATGGGATATTCTTTTTTGCGTTACAAGGTTTAAAAAGATTACATAAGCAAAAGAAATTTACTGAAAGTATTGAAGTTAATAATAAACTTGAAGAGTATAAATTAGATAGCAATCCAGTAAAACAGTATATGGAGGAAAAATATATTGTTGTAGAGGATGAAAACAAAGGTATAAAAAGTGGAGATTTATATGAATCATATACAGTTTGGTGTGGAGATAATGGTTTTATGAAAATGAACAATGTAAACTTTGGCAAAGAATTAAAGAGATTAAATTATAATAAGAAACAAAAGAAAATAAGTGGTAAGGTGGTATGGGTTTTTGAAAAATTAGATAAAAGGTAATAGGTTGTATGTTAGGTTGCATGTGAAACTATTTTACATGCAACCTCTAAAAATACTACTGTTATAGTAATTATATGGTATAAGTTGTAGGTTGTATATTAAATTTATTATGATTAAAAAATAAATAATATAAAAAGTCACATGATGGGATAATGTCTATAGTAAATTTATAATTTTACATACAACCTATTACCTATTGATAAAACCATTATGGCAAAGGGATTTTAAAGGTTGTATGTGGTTGTATGTGAAAAATATACATGCAACCTTTTCATTAATTATAATATAGCCATGAAGTAATTTTGGGACACCAAAATTGCGTAATGTTCCGTAGGACAAATATCAAATAAATAATTACAATTAATCTTGTGCTGACAGCGTCTTTTCAATTTTGAACAAGTTCAAAATAGGGTTTGTTAAATAATAAAATAAAATAAATATATAGGGTGGTATTAACAACATATTGGATAAAAAATTAATTGATATATGTTATCAGAAATATAATAAGAAAATATCGGATTCGTGGGATTCTTTAGCTAAATTGTATTACCCTCAAAGCACAGGTGAAGGTCTTAGGAGTAAATTTAAGAAATATCGTAAAGCAAATGGAACACTAAAAGCAAAAGATATTATTAATGGTATTATTCTTGGCAATGGCGATAGAGAATTAATTATTCCTACTCCTACCCCATCTACTCCAAATTATAAAGAATCTTTGGAAATCAAGCAAGATAATTCTCAAGTCTCTGATAAATTATTGGAAATGAGTTTGGAAGAATCTAAAGATCCTGAGTTTGTTTTGAGGAGTCATGGGTATTCGCCTGATGAGTTTATTTTGCTTAGTGCTAAGAATAGTATGTGGCACATGAATACTAAGGAAGATGGATTGAAGATTCTCTATGCCAGTAAAATTAGTGTAAAGCCCAAAACAGAATACCAATGGAATGAAGAAGATGCTAGAAAGATATTCTCTAGTTTAGAAACATGTACAAGAACAATAAATAAATCAAATATTAAAACAACACAATATAAGAAAAATGGTAAATTACTTATAGTTCCTATTTCTGACTTCCATCTTAATTTATTATCAGATAAATTATCAACAGGAAATGAATATAATATGCAAATTGCAGAAGATATATTCTTTCATGTAATTAATGATGTAATAGATAGAGTTGAAGGTAAGGTATTTGAAAAAGTATTGTTTATAACAGGAAATGATTTTATAACATCAGATAACACTAATGGAACTACAACTCGTGGGACTCCTCAAGATAATGCTGAATCATGGTTTAAAGCAGTCCATAAGGCCACAGAATTAATTGTTAAGGCAATTGATATGCTTACTGAAATTGCACCTGTAGACGTTATTCTAGTGCCTTCTAATCACGATCTACATACTATGTTTGGAGTAATACAGACAGTAAAAGCATGGTATAGAGATGATAATAATGTAAATATTGATGACAGTCCTTTACCAAGAAAATATTATAAATTTGGTAAAATACTTGTTTCTTTATCTCATGATATCAAAGTAAAAGATGCTTTGCAAATTATTACTACAGAAGCAAAAAGTATGTGGAGTAATTGTGAACATATTATTCTTATGTTGGCTCATTTTCATCAAGCAATGGTTTATGAGAAGCAAGGATATTTAGAAGTATTAAGATTACCTTGCGTTAGTGGATGGTCAAGGTGGAGTAATGAAAAAGGTTATATTCAATCAGAAAAGAAGAATCAAAGTTTTATTATTGATAGTAAGTTAGGTATTACTGATGTAATGAATACGGTGATTGTGGATTATTAAAATAATTGAAAGATAATGAGGTATTATTATGTCAGAAGTTTTATCAAGCGGAGTAAATTTCTTTGATAAAGTATTTGAAGAAAATCTAAAGGATAGAAAATTAATATTTAATGATGAGGTTGACCAAGATGTTGTAGAAACAATTGTATTACAGATTTTTAAATACAACAAAGATGATAAAGATATTCCTGTTGAAAAACGTAAGCCAATTTATATTTATATAAATTCTATGGGTGGAGAAATTGCAAATGGATATATAATTATCGATGCTATTGAGTGTAGTAAAACTCCAGTACATGCAGTTGTTTTAGGGTACGCATATTCGATGGGTGGATTAATTTTGCTTGCAGCAAAAAAGAAATATGCGTTTAAGAACAGTACAATTCTTTTACATGATGGAAGTATGGGTGCAGTAACGAGTGGAAGTAAATTCAAGGACATTGCCAAATTCTACGATACTATGAATGAAAGAATTAAGGAATTTGTTTTATCTAAAACAAAAATGACTCCTGAATATTATGATTCAAAATATGAAAAAGAATTTTACATGTATGCAGATGCAGAAGCCAAAGAATTAGGTATTGTAGATTATATTATTGGTGAAGATTGTGAACTTGATGAGATTCTTTAACTTAAACATAAAATAAACAACAAAATAAAAATAAAGGCAGGAAAAATTAATGCGTGTATTTCAAACTCAATCTATGTGGGATAAAATTGAAGAACAGTGGTATGAAGTATTTTCGGTTGATGGAGAACAATGTTCTCAGGAAGAATATTTCAGGGAATTAGAAGTAGAACAGTGTTTAGAAGATGACGAAGTGGAAGAGGAAATGAATATGGAAGAAATTCATGATGAAGATTGCACTTGTCAAGATTGTCAAGAAAATAGAAAAATGATTTATTTAGGTGAAGCAGTTAAATTTATGTTTGAGAATCAATTATGTCCTAAAGGTGTTTTTGAATTGCTTGGAGATATTTATGATAAGGGAAACTATGAAGGATATGAAGAGGGTTATGAGGATGTAAAGAATGAGATGAGAGAATTTTTGGATGATTAGATTATATAATTAGTCAATAAAATCTAAGTTTTAAATTAATATTTTTACAGTAGATAGAGGGCATCAGTGAGTTGATGCTCTTTCTTGTGTTGTAAAGGTACAATACAAATTAAGAATGAGAGGAAGTGAAATTAAGAATGACCGAACAAAAACAAGAGTATAAAGAAAAGGAAAGATATGTTTATATTTATAACCCAGAACAATCTTCCTACTATTTATCACAAGGAATTCCATTGATTGATACGGGTATTCATCCTAAGACGAAGCATGTCTGGTTCAAGTTTTCTTGGGAAGCCACAGTAGAAGTTTACGGGAAATGGTGTACAAGAACTAGATGATTATTTATGTTGAAAATGGTTAGTTGGAATGGTTAATAAAATAAGAATGAAAGCGAGTGATTTAATAATGGAAAATAATTTAACAGCATTTGAACAAGAATTTGGATTAACGGTTGATGAGAATGGCAAGGTTGTAACAAATAGCCTAAAAATTGCTGATTATTATAGTAAAGAGCATAAAGATGTTTTGAAGAAAATTAGAGGATTTATTGAGTTAATACCAGAATTAGGAGAGGGAAATTTTTCGCTGTCCTCTTATACCAATGAACAAAACAAATCTCAACCTATGTATAAAATAGATAGAAGTGGTTTTGCAATGTTAGTGAACAAGTTTACAGGTGATGATGCCACTATCTTTACATATAAATATACTAAGGCATTTGAAGAAATGGCAGAAGAATTAGAGCATAGGCGCGAACAAAGCGTAGAAGTATTAAATGCTTTAAACGAAAAAGATGTTAAACTGCAACGCAAAAAGACATTGGATTCTTATTTTGGTAAAAGAAAAACAGTAACTACATTTAAATATTGTAGTTATGAAGAATTTGCTAATATGTTGTCTTTATTTGATGAGTATTTATTTACCATTAAAGACTCAGAGATTAAAAGAATTGAGTACAATAGAGTTGTTGACGGATTAACTCAAAATAGAAACTCAGTCTCGCCTAACGATAAGATGTATATGCCTAAAACAAGTATTTATAGTTATTATATACAAGAGTTTACCAAGAAGAAAGGTTCCTCAGAGAATAAGTCTTATGGTCAACGTCTTAGACACAAAGATGGCATTATTAAAGAACAGCAAAATATAATATCTACTTTAAATCCTCCTTTAGAAGATTATATGGTTTTAGATGCACATGGTTTGTCTGAAAATTACATGTATGAAACTGTAGAAAATGAAATGACAGGTAAAAATATTACAGTTAAGTCATATGTTTATAAGAATTGGATCAAGAAATTTCCATCGTTCCAATTGAAAGATAAAGAAGAATTAAATGTAGACTGGGATAGACCAATTACTGTATTTCTAAAATTTGATTGTATGGATAAATTTGACGTTCAGAATTTCTCAAAAAGTGCAATTGATCAGGTTATAACAAGAGATTTTGGTGAAGATGATAATATAATTGATAAAGTTATTGTCGAAAGAAATAAGAGTGTAGAATCATTTGATGAGGGAAGGATTTACGTTTATATTCAGAATGTAGATTAATTGTATTAAAAATAAATAAATAATATTTTGTAAGTTATAAGACGCTTGAGCAATCAGGGGTTTTCTGTGTGGATGGTAATGTGGATGGTAATGTGGATGGTAATAATGATATAAAGTTTTGTGGGTAAGTCGATAATCCAAGCAGAAATGTTTGGATTATTTGTTATTCACAGGAATAATGTGGATCAAAGTTGAGAGGTAATTTGGGAGTCATGACCCATCTCTACACGCCTCTCTTCTTTCTATTTTTAAGTTTTAGTGTAGAGAACAATAAATGTGTAGAAAGAAGGAATTGATTATGTTGTTAACAAAAGAGGTGGAGATTAATTTAAAAGGTAGTAAACCTAAACACTATGAGAGTTTAGGATATGAAATACCTAAAAAGATTGGTGCAAAAGGTAAAGAAGTTTGTGATTATAGTAAGAGTATTTTAGTAAAAATCGAAGATTTGCCTCATAGTTCAGAAGTTATAATTAAACTACAATGTGACTACTGTGGAAAAGAAATCGAAAAACTATATAAGGATTATTATAAACAAACATTATCAGATGATAGTTCTCCGAATAAAAAGGATTGTTGCTACGAGTGTAGATATTTAAAGAAAAAAGAAAGTGATATGATAATACATGGAGTGGCACATACTACTCAATTAAAATCTACTCAAGACAAAATGAAGAAGTCAATGATGAATAAATTAGGAGTTGAATATGCTTCTCAAAGTCAAGAAGTAAAAGATAAAATTAAGTCAACTAATTTAGAAAGATATGGATTTGAAGTTTCCTCAAAATCTGAAATTGTAAAGGATAAATTTAAAAATACATGTCTTGATAGATATGGTGTTGATCATCCAGTTAAACTTAAAAGTATTCAACAAAAAATAATAGATACTTATAATTTTAAATATGGGTGCCATCCAATGCAAGTGGAAGAAATAAAAAATAAGGCAATTATTAAACAACGAATTGCATTTTATAATAACGAAACAGCACCTTGCTCAAGACAACAAAAATATATAAGTTTACTATTTAGAGGAAAATTAAATTATCCTGTAAACAAATGTAGTTTAGATATAGCTTTTCCAGAAGAAATGATTTATGTTGAGTATTTTGGAGGCGGCCATTATTTAGATGTTAAATTAGGAGAAATATCGTTAAATGATAAACAAAAGAATGATAGACGTAGATGGTATGCTTTAAAAAGCAAAGGTTGGAAGGAAATTAGGATACTATCAATAAAAGATTACTTACCACAAGATAATATTATTTTAGATTTACTTTTATATGCAAAAGATTACTTATCTACAGGTCATTCTTGGATTAAATTTGATATAGATAATTCTAAAATAATTACTTCGCAATATGAAATAAATGTTGATTATGGGATATTACGAAAAATTAAGCAAGCAGATTTAGAAGAAGTGAGTTAGTTAAATATTAACTTCTCCTTTATTCAATTAAAAGAGGTGAGACCTATACCTAGAGTTGGAAAAACAATAAAAGACCCAATAATAAAATCAAAAGATGAAGAAAGTAAAATAAAGTGTCCAATGTGTACAGATGAACCAAAAGCAAGATCAAATTTTTATAAAAGTTTATCTCCTTTGTATTTAGGGATAAACATTGATTATCCCAATGAATCGAGAATGGTATTTTGTAAGGAGTGCATATGTAATACTTATGACACCTATTATGGTATTTTAAAAGACATTAAAAAATCAATTCTTATAACTTGTATGAAATTTGATATTCCATTTAATGAAGGTGATTTTGATGGGGCAATGAAACAATGCACGAATAAACCAACAGCACATCCATTAAAAATTTATATGACAAAATTAAATTCATTAGGTAATTTTAATAATACTTTAGCTGGTTTTGATCCTAAATTTTTATTTGATAAAGAAACTGGGAAAGACCTTATAACTAACGCTTTAGAATTAGAGGTAAAAGATTTAGATTATAATATTCAACTTACTGAAAAAGATTTACAAGTTAAAGATGATGTAATTAGGCTTATTGGATATGATCCATTTGCTGGATATTCTAATTTCGATCAGAAGTTTTTATACAATGAGTTAATTACTTATCTAGATGAGGATTTATTAGATGATGCATTTAAGTTATCACAAATATTACAATTGGTTAATAACAATAATCAAATAAGAAAAATAGATTTAGTTATTGCTACTTTAAGCAATGATACCAAAACATTAATTTCAAATCAAGGAGAAATAAAATCTCTGTCTTCCACAAAAAGTCAAATAGTTGGAAGTACAGATAAAATTGCTAAAGAAAACTCTATTTCTGTGAAAAATCGAGGAGATAAAAAAGCAGGAAAATCAACTTTGACTTATATGATGAAGAATTATAGAGAAATTGGTTTTGAAGATGCAGAAGTTGATTATTATGATCAATTAAAAGGCATAGGAATGAAACATGCTGCTGACATTTCAAATAGTAGTATATTAGAACAACTTAGATTTGATGAAAATGATTTAGATAATATGATTAAAGAACAAAGAACGCTAATTCAAAGTTTACAAAGTGAACTTGATGAGTCATTGGAAGAAAATAGAAAATTAAGAATTAAAATAAAATCAGAAACTATTACTGATAATTAAGGTGGTGAATATTTAAAATGACAAATCTCAATCGTGATAAAAAATTACTAACAACAAGAAAAATAGAAATGTATAATGCAAACTCTAAGATTATAAAGTTTTGGAGACGTAATCCAATTATTGCGGCTGAAGATTTGTTCGGTTAGTATAAGATTATTGGATTTTCAAAAATGGGTTCTTCAAATGAGTTGGAATACTCCGTATGTGTTGTGGTGTGAAAGTCGAAACGCAGGTAAAAGTTTTGAAGCAGCAGTATTAATGGGGTTAAAATCAATATTATATGAAGATCAAGATATTTACATAGTAAGCAATGTCGGAAGTCAAGCACAAGAATGTTTCACAAAAATTGAAGATATAGCTTTAGATAGAATTAATTCAATTAAATCGTTAAAAGATATATTTAGAAATGAAATAGTGCAAAGCCCTTCATGCAAGACTGGATTTTCACATAATCCTGTATCATTTCATGTTTCAACATATAATAATAGTGAAATATTTACACTTAATGGTAATCCGGATAATAACAGATCGAAAAGGGCAACGTGCGTATTTTTTGATGAGGCGGGGTATTCTGGTGAAGAACTGTTAGAAGCAATGGCAGCATTTGCAACACAAGATAGTGATTTTGCAACTTCTGTACAAAAAGACTTTGATGTTAAAGCGTCAAGAAGAAACGTACCTACACAATTAATTTATGCATCTTCAGCATCTTCAGTTGATACTACATTCTTTAGAAAATATAAGGACTTTGCAATGAAAATGATGATGGGAAATAGAGATTATTTTTGTTGCGATATTCCTTGTAATATTCCTATTAATCCAATGATGGACGGGATAGAGCATCCTCCACTTTTACAAAAATCTAAAGTAGAAACAGCAATGACATCTAATAGGGATAAAGCATTAAGAGAATACTATAATAAATTCGATTCGGATGGTGGAGAAACACAAATATATAAACGTGCTATGATAACAAGAAATAGCATATTCTCTTTACCTAAATTTTCTAATGAAACTGGAAAAGAAAAATTCGCAATTGCTTTTGACCCTGCAAGAGCAGGAGATGGTTCGATTGTTTCCGTAATGCAAATTCTAAAAGATGATAACATTGGTTATTATGGAAAGATTGTAAATTGTACAAATATGATTGATTTAGCCAGTAAAAGAAAAATAAAAATGAAAACTCCAGATCAGATCAAGTTTTTAAAACAAACAATATTAGATTACAATGGAAATAATCCTGACTATGAAAATATAGAAGCATTTTTGATCGACGCAGGAGCAGGTGGAGCTGGTGTTTCAGCATATGCTGATAATTTATTAGATGATTGGTTTGATGATAAAGGTATTAAGCATAAAGGATTTATTGATAAGGTTTCTGATATTTACGAAACGGAAAAATATAATTATCCTAATGCATGGGAAAAATTAGCATTAATATCTCCAAATAAATATAGAAATAAAATGTGTGAAGAATTATTAGAACTATTACAATTAGATTTAATAAAATTTCCATATGAATATTCTGGTAAAGGATTTGTAACATTGGCATCTGATGATGGAAGTGAAAGAAATTTAAAAAACTATAATCTTTCATTTGAAGAGGAATTAGCATTAATTAATATTGATATAATGAAAACTGAAACTATTAATATCCATAGAGTTGCTAATGCTGAAAAAACAAGTGTAAGATATATATTACCAAAAGATAAGGAAAGAATTATGTATGATGATAAATTTTATACATTGTTGCTTTTAGCTCATTATTTATATGAGAAAAGAAGAGGAGATATAATCAACACGGATGATTCAGATCATGATTTCGTATTCTCTTATTCATAACACAAAAACAAATCCCTAAAGAAAGGAGGTATAACTTCTCTTGACAAAAAAAATAATTTCTCAAACAGAAACAAACACTCAAACTATCCCCTCTGATCCATTCCCTCAATTCTCAACATCGAATGAAATTGAATTAAATTCTTTATCCTATAATTCATATTCATTTTCAACAGGAAGATTAGATACTGATAATATCCCAATGAGCGATTTAAAACAATATGTCAAATATCCGATGATATATAATGAAATATTGAGAACTATATCTGAGCAAGCTTATAATTCTGATGGACTGTACTCAAATATTTTGGAATATATGGTTGCTATACCTACTTTAGCAAATATTACAACTATGAGAAACAACACTCCTGAATTGAAAGAGAAAAAGAAAAAGTTTAATCTTATATTAAAATTACTAAATCACGATAGGTCAACTAGAGACATATTAAGAAATTTATATATTTATGGCACATACATAGGTACGCTTAGAGAAACTTTTGCAAGTAATAAAAATATAGATACTGGTTCGATTACAGTAGAATCAATTGATAGAATTGAAGGACTATCATTAGATGATAATTTTATGATCCAACCTTTAGACTTAGATTATTGTAAAATAATTGGATTTCAAAATAATATATCCATTGCTGCTTTTGATATGATGTATTTTGATCAATTTAAATTTGGTGGACTAGTAAATGAAATAAAAAATTTCCCTAAAGAGTTTATGAAAGCATATATGTCGTATAAGAAAGATGCAAGTAAAAGATGGTTTATATTAGATTATAGAAAAACCATTGCATTAAAATCTAAATCAAAAGAGGATGAACCATATGGTAGACCTCTTGGATTATCAGCTTTTAAAAATATGAAATCAAGTAGTGACTATGATGATAGTCAATATCAATTAGTTAGTGAATTAGCTAGTAGTATCTATTATTTGATCTTGCCTTCTGGGGAAAAGCAAGGATCTTGCTCATTAAATTCAACTCAGCAAAAAGAAGTTATTGAGGCTTTTAAAAACGCAGTAAAAGTTAATACAAGTGGAGAAAACGCCAAAATCTCAACCCTCAGTTTAGCACCTGGGACAGAAATAAGTAGGTTAAGTAAAGATTCATCTCTAGTAAAAGATACTTTAAGTGATGAAAACATGAAGAAAATCAGTACAAGTTTAGGTTTTGCTAGTAGTGCTTTAAATGCTGAATCTAGTGGTGGAAGTTCATACGCAAATTTGGCTGTAAATTTAGATTTAGTATCATCCCAAGTATTTCAGTCTGTAAATGAGATAGCAAGAGAATATACAAGAGTAATTAATGAATTATTAGGCATAAAACCAAAGGATTATATTGATATCAATTATTTACCTATTTCTTGGTTAAATAAGGATGATATGTTTGAGAAAGTGTCTCAATTATATACATTAATAGGGGGTAGCAGAAGATATCTAGTGGCTTGTGCAGGAATCGATGTTAATAGTTACTTTAGTTGTCTAGATGAAGAAATTGAAGAAGGGTATGAAGAGAAGTACCCTGTTCATTTATCTGCATTCAATTCAAATAGTGGAGATATAAAAGACAATGACGGTGGAAGACCATCAATGAAAACTAAGGATTTATCGCAAAATGGAATGGTCACTCGCAATAATAATAGCAATAATCAAGTAAAACCATCCACTAAATAATTGATAATTTTAATAAAAGATAGGTGAGGAGTAATTACCCTTACTGAGAAGATGAGTTCCTTTCACTCATCTTCTTTTATTTGTTTAAATTTAAGAAAGGAAGATTCTCATTAGAAAGGAATGATAAAAATGGATAAAAACTTTATAGAAATTACTAATTTTTGCAGTAGTAGAATAATTGATATAAGCATAAGAGAATGTGGAATTTATGCATTATATAATATTGAAAATGGAAAGATTTATGTTGGAAGTAGTATAGACATGTACTCTAGAACAAGAAGGCATCTTTCCGATTTAAAAAATGGAAAACATTATAATAGATATTTAATTAGAGCATATAAAAAATATGGGAAGTCAATAATCCCCGTTGTTTTAGAAATTGTAAAGAATAGAGAAAATCTAATTGAACGTGAACAATATTGGATTGATCATTTTGAAAGCTATAATAATAAAGTTGGATACAATATCTGTATTATTGCGGATAGATTAACCGGCATTTTTAGAACAGACGAGGAAAAGAAACATTTAAGTATTATTAATACTGGCAGAAAACACACTGAAGAAACAAAGTTAAAAATGAGTAAATCTAGAATAGGAATTCAATATTCAGAAGAAACATTAAAAAGGATGAGCGAGTCTCATATTGGCAAAAATTTATCTGAAGAAGCAAAAGAAAAGTTAAGAAATAATATCAATATAATTCCAATATATCAATATTCGTTAGATGGTATGTTTATACAAGAATGGAAGAGTGCTGCTGAGGTGGTTAGAGTAAAAGGATTTGACTCGTCTGCTATAACAAAATGTTGCAGAGGAAAATTACATAAACATAAGGGATATATTTGGAAATATGAATATTTTGAAAAACTAGAAATAAAGTATAAAAAAATTATACAGAAAACCCTAGACAATGAAATAATAAAAATATGGGATTCTATGAGTGATGTTTGTAAAACTTTAGCATATAGTTCTAGTGCTATATGCCAATGTTGTCTGGGTCATTGGGAAAAATATAAAAATTATAAATGGGAATATATGTTTTGTTAAACAATTGTTTTATTTAATAATAAACCTAAATAAAAAGTTGAAAGGAGGTGATATATTTTGTGAATAAGCCAATTATAAACTCTGATAATACATACATAGAAATTTGTGAAATGTCCGAAGAAGATGTTGCTGGAAGAGTAAAAATAAAAATGTCTAGTCATTTTATCCATCCAGAAGTAGGTCAATGGAATAAAAATGGGATTACATGGTTAGAACAATATACTCAAGACAATATTAAATCTGCTATAGGAATGAATTATGTAGTATCTTGGGCAGATGAAGAAAATCAAATTCCTTCAGGACATGGAGAAATGAGTTTTGATGAAGATGGAAATGTCAAATTTGAAGGAGTAGTTGTTGGAAGCGTATTAGATGCTTACATTTGTGATGTAGAAATTGATGGTCAAATAAAAAAGGTAATGATGACCGAAGGGTATATTAATTCACAGCGATATAGTCTTTTTGTAAAATGGCTAAAGGAAGAAATTGAAAATGGGAAAGTTTATGGTTCAATTGAGATAAATGGCAAAGGAAAAGCTAAAAATATTGTGTATCTTGATGGAAATAAGAATATTGATGGAACTTTAAAAATGGGCCGTTGTCCCACAGTTTTTGATTTTTCTGGATTAGCAATTTTATCTAATCTAGAAAATCAAGCAGATGATGATTCAATTGTTTTTGAGGTTAATTCTAAACAGGATGACCTTGATATAAATAATAATCTAACATTAGAAACAGGAAAGGAGGACAATATATTGGGAGAAAATAATAATATGAAATTAATTTCTAAAGGAAAAACAATAGAAATTAATAATTTGACTTCATGGGAAATAGAAAAATTATTAGAAAAAGCTTTTAGGATTGCAATAGGAGATATTTTTGATTCAGAAGAACATGGTTATTATGTAGATAAATTATATCCTATTAATGCAGAGTTTATTATTAGAAAATGGAGTCGTAATGAGGTTTCTACTTTCTATAAATCTTCTTATTCAGTGGATGATAATAATAATGTAACTTTAGGAGATATATATGAAGTTGAAGAAGCATGGACTCCAGTTAATAATGAAAAACCTATAGAAATGAATAATCAAGCGAAGGAGGAAAATAAAAAAATGGATGAAAAAATCGTATTAGAACTTAATCAAAAAATCGAAGACAAAATTAATGAAATTAATACTCTTACAAATTCCCTAGAACAAAAAGGAGTAGAAATTAATTCATTAACTAAATCTTTAGAGGAAAAACAAGCTGAAATCAATAGTTTAACTGAAAAAGCAACAGAACTTGATAGTAAGGTAATTGAACTAAACACCAGTATTGTAGAGGTTAATAAATTACTTGAATCTGAAAAAGCAGAAAAAGAATCTCTTACAGTAGAAGTAAATTCTTTTAGAGAAGAAAAAATTAAAGCGGATTCAGAAGCAAAAATTACGGAAGTCAATGCTTATTTTGAAACAGAAATTACTAAGAATGGTTTTGAAGAAAGCGAAGTAAATTCTCTTAAATCTTTTGTTGAAGCTATTGATTTGGAAGGACTAAAAAAAGCAGAAGCAGAATTATGTGCAAAGAAATTCAAAGAAATGATTGCTCAAAAAGATGTAGATTCTGATGTTGAAACAAATACTGCAAATAATGTAATGTTTATTTCTATTAAAGAAAAAGAAATGAAGAAAGTCCCTGGTAGTATCCCATCTTTCTTTAACTAAGTTTTAGAAAGTAAAGATAAATATATAATTAATGTTAGTAATAAGTAATGGTTAAATAGTAATGGTTAATTAATAACAAAAATAAAAAGAAATGAGGTAATTAATAATGAGTTTATTTAAGTTTCATGATTCAAATTTTCTTAATGTATCCAATAAACCTAATGTAAAGGCAATTGCAGATACATATAATGGTTATCAGTTCAATATTACATCTGATGTTCAGGTATTAGTTCCAGATTTAGCTACAGCAAAATTGGGTGATATTTATGTTATGTGTAATATTATTGATAAGCCTGAAATCATCAATACAGATTCTTATAAAGTTGTTGCTGATGAGTATATTCGTGCATTCAGACTTAAAGACATGGTAGGACTTCAACTTGATATGTCTGCTGATTTGCTTACTGATGCTTTTGCAGATGTTGCTGTTGGTAACTTTGTCATTGGACGTTCTGTAGCAGATGCTACAAATGTAATGAAATGGACTAAAACTGCTGATGTTTCTGCATATGAAATTTATCTTAAAGTAATCAAGAAAACTACTTTTGGTGCGTTTACTATTGATGCAGGTGGTGGAACTGTTGCTGGTGGTTATGTTGTAGAAGTAATGGCAAACGATAATCTGTAAGTTATGAGATTGTAGGTTATTGTATGTGTTGTTTGTAAGTAATATATAATATTTTTGGATTAATGTCAAATAGTAAGTTAATAAATAAATAATAAGAAAGAAAAGAGGTATTAATAATGAGTTTTGGAATAGATTTTACAAAATTACAAGAGAATGCAGAACAAGTTGAGATTAATAAAATTGTAAAGAATAAGTTGTCAACTATTAATCCTGCTCGTCCGAATGAAGATGTGGAGATTTTTACTAATATTGTTTATGGTAAAGATGTATCTAAATATGGTAAAAAAGTTGATACAGTAATGGATAAGATTAAATTATTGGCTACTGCTGCCAATGATGGTGATTATAGAGCTAAAGCTGAATTGAATGCTATTCGGACAGTTACTATTCAACAACCTTTGGAAAAGAGATTGGCAATTAATAATGCTATGGGCCAAGTTACAAAAGTTGGTTATAACGAGGAAATGAGATATGAAGTATACCAATTACAGGGAGATAAGTCAAGAGTTCAAGCTTCGTCTGGTTCTTTTGTATTTCCTACTGTAAAGAAAAGAACTGGTATTATGGAAACTAAAACTTCTACAGGTGGAGTTATTTTTGACGCAAGAGAATTATTGTCGGGGGCGACAGATGGTTTTGCACGAGCCAACGAACAAGTAATGACTGATATGACTAACCAAATGGTTCTTTCTCACATTAATGCTTTGAGAAGTGCCATTACTGCCGCTACTACATTAAAGAACTATGCTGAAGGGATTACGAAGACAAATGTCGAAAATACGAGAAAATTAGCAAGACGTTTCGGCTCATCTGTAACAATTATGGGAGATTACAGTGCAGTAAATAAACTTGGTGATCTTGCTAATTTCAGTGTTGTTGCGGCAGGAACGGAATTTAGATTCCCTGAGTCCGTGATGGAAGAAGTAATGAAAACTGGTCTTATTAAAGTTTATAAAGGGAGTATTGTAGTAGAATTGCCAAATTCTTACAATATGATTGATCTTAATACTGCTGGTGATTTTTATGCTCCACAACTTCCTACAACTGATTTGTGGTTTTTACCACAAGGAGCATCCAATGCCTTGCAAATTGGCCTTCGCGGAGGTATGACCACAATGACAACGACTGATATTAATTTAAGGGTAACTTTAGCCCCGTATGTACAGAAATGTGCATAGGACATTTCCTTAATTGCAGGTAATTCCTAAAGCTCTCATGCCACAACATAAGGATGAAATACGCCTAAGTGTGACGGAACGAAAGTAGAAAAAAGTTGAGAGATGGTATAAGGTTAAATCCTAAGTGCTGTTACAATGGATGTTCATTGCAGGTAAGACTCGAATAGAGTAAACTTCAACGACTATGGCTGAAATGCCAGTACACTCAAGCGAGTGGAAAATGGAAGCCCTTAACAGGTAATGCTGAAGGTGAAGAAATAGTCTATTCTCATATGAAAATATGAGCAGTTATAAACGGTATAGAAGTTGCGATTCTATATGAATATAAATTTATAAAAAGCCGAAGTTACAAGATATGACTGGGAATTCGGAAATTACGTGGCTGTGGAGAATTTACCAGCAATCGGGATGATATATGATGCTGCATTAGCCGAGTAATATATATTTTAAGTAAATTTTATAAGAGATAGGTATTAATTAAGATTGCAAGCTTAATTGATTACTGATAAGAGTGGTTTTCCTAGACCACTCTTCTTTTATTTTATAAAAAATTAGGGAGTGATTCTAAGGAGGAATTAAAATTGGCAACAAAACTTACATATCAAATCATTAAAAACTATATAAATAGCGAAGAAACAGGAAATGGTTGTAGTCTAAAAACTACAGAAGAAGAATTTAATCAAGCGAAGATAGATCAAAACAAAAATAGTTCACATGTAGTAATATTTATGAAATGTAAATGTGGAAATAATATTGAGAAATCTTATGATAATTTTAAATACTCTAAGAAGCAATGTAATAAATGCTCTGGATTAGAAAGAAGGACTAATGAAGAAGTTAAATATTTCATAGAAATAGAATCTCAATCAAATTGCAAGTTATTATCAGAATATACTATTGCAACTGATTTATTAGATTTAGAATGTGGTTGTGGAAGGCCATTTAAGAAAAGTTGGAATAAGTTTTATAGTTGTAATCAAAGAACATGTAATGAGTGTAGCAATAAATTATCAGGAGAAAAACATAAAATCCCTTATAAAGATATAAAGCATTATATAGAGATCGAAAGTAATAGTGGTTGTGAGTTAATAACAACTGAAGATGAATATATAAACACACATTTAAATATTAATATCAAATGTAAATGTGGAAATCCTTTTACCACAGCATTTCATCAGTTTAAAGGCGAATTATATAAAAAACAACATTGTGATGAATGTGGAAACAAGGCAATAGGGTTAAAATTAAGTAAGCCATACATAGAAGTTAAAAATACTATAGATAACACTGGTTGTGAATTATTAACTACTATTGAAAACTATGAAAATTCTACTTCTCTCTTGGAAATAAAATGCAATTGTGGAAAACCATTTAAGACAACTTACAGCATATTTAATAGAGGAGAAAAAGGGAAAAATAAATGTGATGACTGTGCAAAAGAAATAAGTAATACAAAAAGGATGAATACTCTTTATAAAAATGGTACTGCTCCTTGTAGTAGTCAACAAAGATATGTTCATAGTATTCTTGGAGGAGATTTGAATTATCCAGTAAAAACAGCTTCTCTAGATATAGCTTTCCTAGATGAAAAAATATATTTAGAGTGTGATTTTAGTGGTCATTGGATGGCGGTAACATTAAAGAATATGACACAGGAGCAATTTGATCGAAGAGAATTAAGAAGATGGTATGCTCTTAATAAATCTAATTGGAAAGAAATCCGTATAATCTCAACCAAAGACCTAATCCCATCAGACCAAAAACTTCTAGAAATCCTATCTTATGCACGTACATACCTAAATCAAAATCATCATTATATTAAATTCGACATTGACAATTCAAAAATAATTAATTCTCAAGGTGAATTTGATTATGATTATGGTGAATTAAGAAAAATCAAACCAACAGACATCCAAATTCAAGAAGCAATCTAAAAACTAAATAATCTAAACAAAAATAATAAAGGGTTAAAATAATGGAGGGAGTAAACTAAAATGGCAATTGATATGAATAGTAGGTCAAAGGTACAAAACTTATGTGATTGGAATGTTTCATGGGAGAGGTTTTCCATGGACGGAGATGAATTCATAAAAGCAAATCAGACAGTATATATTCCAAATATGGAGATTGAAACACAGGTGCAAAACAACAATCTCTTCTTTTCCGGAAATGACAATATTGGATCGCACGCGAGAGTTTATATTCACAATCCAGAAATGAGAGAACACCTTGGTTTCGATAACAAAGAAGAAAAAAGAACTCAACTAATTCTAAGTGATGAAAAATGTAAAGAAATATTTGATTATAAAACATTTAGCACTTTCAAAAAACATGTAAATGAAAATATTATTACAAATCAAGAAAAATCAAAAATAGTTAATTATGCTAAGAAAATGAAGATAAATGATTATGACAAGATTCAGTATTTAACCGAGTACACAGGTCTTTCATTCAAAACTGACAAAACAGATGATAAAGAATAAATATAATAAATCATTGGAGGTGATATAGTTTGGGAACTTTACTCCAAAAAATATATGATAAATTTTTCATAAAGGTATCTGATGTGGATTTCACTTACAAACAAGATTTAGTTTTTGAGTTTTTTGAAACTGCCATAGGGTACAGTTACAAAACTACACCACATGATTTAAGCTATACTTTGTATTCTGATAATGCAGTTTTGATAGTTTATGATGTAATAGAAAATAGTGGTGATATAACTATTCAAATCAACTCTGATACATATACAATTGCTTTATTAAATACTGATACAAAATTGCAAATAGCAACAAAAATAAAGTCTGCTATTGAATTAAATTATACAGTAGTATTAGATGATATTGAAAATCCAATGTTAACAATCACTAAATCACTTACAGATAATATCACATTAACATTTACTGATACAGATAATACTAATTTAAATCTAATCATAAGTAAAACATATGATGGAATAATGCTTAATGACTTAGATATAGATGAGATTGAATTAATTTCATTAAATATGAAAAAAGCATATTTAGATTATTTATTAAAACCATTATCTCGATTAAAAAAGCAAATTGGAACTAAAGATTTTAATCGTTTAGAAAGTAAAGTAGAAGAATTAAAAGTTTATTCATTAATGTTAAGTAATTTAAAGGAAGAGATTAAAGATTTTAGACAAGAATTTAATTCTTATTCAAATTCTTAATTAAGTTGGTGGAAAATGAATAATAATATCAATAATATCAATAATAAGAAAATTCTTATTAAAACTCCAAATTGCGAAATGAGCTTAGAAGACTTATGTAAGAAAGAATATTTAAAAATAAACAATCTTATGCATATGATTGAGAAACAATTTGATATTTCTTTGCATGATTATCCTGAACTTAGAGGAGAAATCTTAAATATAAGCAATTTTATTAAGAGGATACCTTATTTACAGAGGGAGATTATGTAATTAAATAATATAAGTCATAATGATAAAAATCATAACAAATCAAGAAAAAGGAGGAAAGAAAAATGGGATATAGTGATTCTGAATTTAGTAGAATATCTCAAAGTGAAGAAGCAACTATAGATGGCGTAACTGCTGGAACAGTATCAGCTTCAAAAGCAATTGTTGCAGGGGCAAATAAAAATGTTGATGTGTTGGCAATTGCAGATTTAAAATTGGGAGCAGGAGCAGGAACTTCTGTAACTGCAACTGCTACACAAATTAATTCTTTGATTAATTTTCCTGGAACTATGTCAACAGCAGTAATTGATTTTAATGCGACTGGTGAACCTGCAATGAAAGTTACTATTAATGATGTTGATTATCAAGAAGCAGATGTAGCTGTAGTAACAACTGGTGTCTGGACTAATGGTGCAAGTGCCGCAAACTCTGCTACAAGTTTGGTTGCTGCAATTAATGGTGACACAAGAGCAACAGTTCCTTTTACAGCATTTTTATCTGCTGATGGTGCAAGTGTCGTACTAGCATGGGATGCAATTGGGACTGTTGGGAATGTTACTATTTCTACAACAAGTGCAGCGAATTGTACTGTGGAAAATTCAGTTGGGGGAACTGCCTCTGGTATAAAACAAATGGTTGTTGTAGATCGCATTGTTACTGCACAAGATGTATTAGCACTTGAAACTAATATACCTTTGCCATTTGTGCCAACTAAAATATTAGTTAATTATTTTGATGCAGATGGAATTTTGCTTGGTACGATTACAGATAAGGCATCCATCCAAGCAAATCCAAATCGTGTTCGTGTACTACAAGCTGGTGCAACTCATTTGGCTGCTACTAATGTAATTCAGGTAATGGCTGTAGAATAGTAGAATAATGGTTAATTATTAGGGTTCGAAACTTAATAATTGTAATTAAAAGACATGTGCCTATACACATGTCTTTTCCCATTGGATAGTCTCTAATATAGGAAGGAGATTGATTAAAATTAGTATTAAACTTACTTATATAGAAGTCAAAAAATATATTGAGAATTTAGGATATAAATTAATTAGCAAAGAATACATTAATAACAGAGAGAAATTAATTATTAAAGACAAATATGGTTATTATTACACAATTAAACTAAATAATTTAAAAGCAGGATATTTTCCATCTATTGTAGAAAAAAGAAATCCTTATGCAATTCAAAATATAAAGTTATGGTGTAAAATTAATCAAAAGCCTTTTGAATTAATAAGTGAAATATATGAAGAAAAAGACAAAAAATTACAATGGAAATGTCTTAAAGAAGAATGTGGTGAAATATTTAAATCTAGTTGGAATGGAATTAGAAATAATTACGGTTGTGGATTTTGCGATGGTAAACAGGTGGGTTTATCAAATTGTCTTGCAACTAAAAATCCTGAGTTAGCATTTGAATGGCATCCCACTAAGAATGGTGATCTGACTCCTTTTGATGTTACACCTGGAAGTGATAAAAAGGTATGGTGGATATGCGAAAAAGGACACGAATGGCAAGCAGTAATTGCTAGTAGAAATCATAATGGAAGATATTGTCCTTATTGCACTCATAATTTACCGTCTGAAGATTATAATCTACTAATAATAAATCCTAAACTTTGTGAAGAGTGGAATTATAATAGAAATGATAAATTTCCACACGAATATTGCCCAAATAGCAATAAAAAAGCTTGGTGGAAGTGCTATAAAGGTAATCATGAATGGGAAGCAACAATTAATAGTAGGAATAATGGTAATGGTTGTCCAGAATGCAATGAATCAAAAGGTGAAAAACAATTGGATTACATATTGTCCAAATATAATTTTCCTCATAGTTCTCAATATACTTTTGATGATTTAAGAGGTATTGGCGGTGGTCTATTAAAATTTGATGTTCCTATATTTTGGGATGAAGAAAAAACTCAATTAAGACTGCTGATTGAATATGATGGTAGACAACATTATGAATGGATTGAAGGTTGGATTACTAAAGATGGGTTTGAAACATTACAAATTCATGATGAGCGAAAAAATGTATATTGTGAAAATAATAATATAAAATTAATTAGAATACCATATTGGCATTTTAATAATATTGAAGAAATATTAAATAGAGAGTTAAATATTATTTAATGTTATTAAATATATTATAACAAATAAAAATAATTAAGAGGAGTGATTTAATAATGGCAACAAACTTCATCGGTAGATCGCTAGTAGCGAACATATTGGAACAAAATGTTACTTTGGATATGTCTTTTATTAATCTTATTGTAAATGATAGCACTTCAACAGTTACTTTATCCTTTGATGTGGCAAGTGCAAGTGCATCAGGAAACTTAATGGTTTTAAAAGCAGGAGAATCTAGAAAAAATATTGCAGTACCTTTTGGTAAATTGTATTACAAAGCTGCTGCAGATACTTCAGCATTAAGGATTGAAGGATTAGCAAAAGCAGAATTCTAATATTATTAAAACAAATATAATGTAATTTGAGTAGAGAGTTATATAATTAATTCTCTACTCTATATAAGGTTGTGAAATATGGATGTAAGAAAAAAATGGATAAGTAGTGACTCAAATTATTCTTCTAAAGAAGAAATTGTATCAGACGTAAAAGAAAATTTTGATATTCGTAGATATTATAGTGCAGAAGGTTTCAGTACAATAATTGACAATATTACAACACAAGTAATAATTCAATCACATTTAAACCCATTAAATGAAGGAAAATATGATAAGAAAATTCATATGCCTGTAGATACAATAGTCAATACTGGATCAATAGTAGAATGGGAAGGTAGTAAGTGGATTATAGTAAGCAATATTGATAATTTACAAGCATATAAAACTGCAAGCATGATTAAATGCAACAACAACACCCTTCAATTCTACGACTCAACCTCAACTTTCCACTCTATCCCCTGCATAATCTCAAAAGGTTCAATCAGTCTAGATGAACAAAAAATAATATCAACATTAGATTCAGAAATTGCCGTTCAAATAAGCGATACATCTATCACAAGACAAATTCCAATGAGTTATGTGTTTAAAATTGGATTGAGGAATTATACCGTTACGGACATTAATGATATTACTGTAAATGGTTTATTGTTGATAAAGATGGTATATAGCGAAGTTGAACAAGTATTTCCATCATATTCTCTTACTATCTTAAATGGAGATTCAATTCAAGCAGACATTAATACTCCTGTACAATTAAATATTCAAGTAAAAGACAGAGAAACAATAATTACATCTCCTTTGCTTGTTTTTACATCAAGTAATAATCTAATTGCTACTGTATCAACTACAGGATTAGTAAGTTTCTTATCTGTAGGAAATGTAATGATTAGTTGCAAATTGGATAATGATAATTTGATTCAGGATAGTATTGGAATTGAAGTAGTTGAGGAAGAAAAGCATAATTATACTGCAGTAATTAATAATGGAAGCATTTCGATAATTAAAACTTACTCTTCTACTTATACTTGTACATTCAAGGATAATGGAATTGCAATAAGTGATTCTTCTGTTTTCTATTTGACTGGTGATGATGGAGTTTCGGCTACTGGTTTGGCGAGTATTGTTAGTCAAGATAGTGTTGGGAACAGTTGTGTTGTTAAGGGATTGAATTTGGGGTATGTTAGGTTATTCTGTAAAAATGTTGGAGAGACAGTAGTTAGTAGTGGATTTAGGATTCAGATTAAGAGTTTGTTTTAGGGTGGTGAAAAATGAGTAGATTTAGTGAACTTGGTACAAATAAATTTACAATATTAATGAAATTAATTGAAAATGAAGAATTAGTTAAATGTTTAATAAATAATCAGCCTAATTTCTTAGATAATCCTTTGCCGGAAGGTTTTGATCCAAGTTCCTGCATTTATGATTCCATATATCCATACAAATACATACCAACAATTCAAACAGAACCAAAAACATTCATAACTATGTCATTTAGTTATAAACCAGATGGAAGTAAATTTAAAAATGCATCTGTTCGTTTCTATATAATGTGCCATAATTCATTATTAA